GACAAGCGGTACCAGCATGTCAGGAACGTCTTGATCACGCCCATCAAGAAGGCCGTATGAGGGCGGTCGGCATCATCATCGGGGCAGCGGTCATTACGATCGCTGTCCTACTCGGTCTAACGAAAATATTGTCAAGGACATACCACAATGTCAAATCGAACCAACGAGAACTTCCTGTACCCGCTCATGTCTGTCGAGACACTGCGGTCGATCCAGGAACAGTTACTGGGCTTTGTAATTGATCTGACCCAGAACATCAACCATCCGAATGCGACCAATCAGGATCGGACGGAGGTCCTTACGGATCTAAAAGGACTGATTGATGAAGCAGTCATTATCGGATGGGCAATCGACGAAAAGGAAGGGAACTGACATGACCCACGTTGACATCGACTATTCGAGCCTACAGGGTGTGGCCAAACAGGAGGCCGCCCTCTGGGACATCAAGAACTGGATAGGCATTGAAAAGTTCGAACACCTGACCGCCGAACTCCGAAAATTCGATCGGGACGAAATGCCACTGGAACGAATGGCCATGCTGATGACTATTGCCGGGATCAGCGGATATCCGATCAGAGCATGGCACGAGTACATCTTCGACGGTAAGTAACTGTCACCAGAACTACGGAGGGGCTTCGGCCCCTCTTTTGGGCTATTTAGGGACCGTGCCAACTATGCGGACCGGGCCTTAACCTGACCGTGCCCTTCATCGCTCGTGCTATAGAGCTGTGGCACTCGCCTGTTTCTGTCGCCTGGTTTCAAAATCTTAAGTGCGCCCACTATTTGCCCACTTGCTTGACCTAATGAAATGCGATATATTATAATAAAGAATTGTTAGGGGATAACAATGGTAACGAATAACGGGAAGCCAAAGGTAGATGTGGTGGTAATGGCAGAAGGTTTAGCGGTAGGTATCGAGGCAGTGCTGTTCTTCTTAGTCATGGTAGTGATCCTTTTGTTTGACGTAGGTTTTAATTAACCTTACAAATATATAATACTATACTTTATGAGGTCAATCACTAGGTCAAATGGTGGGCGCCCTACTTTATTTTACAGGCGGGCTTTGCAGGTCTATAGACCGCACGGTCCCAAGCGCTCGAGACAGGTCGACCGGGCAGGTCTGACAGGTCATACTATTACCCGCCCGCCCGGTCCTTTTGGCACGGTCCGCACGGTCCCCTTTTGGGCAAAAGAAAAGGCCCCGAAGGGCCTGATCCTTAGTTACAGGGTGTAAAGGATCGATGCGAAGACCGCAAGGATCAGTAGGGCTCCGAAGAGCCCGTCCCGATGTGTCATGCCTTATCCTTTCTTTGGTGTGAGGATGTCCTGGAGTAGCTGAAGCATCTTCAGGTCGTCCTGGAGTTGAGCGGCTAGCGCTGCCATGTCTTGCGCTTCGGCCACATTGCAGAGTTCGGTCTGAATGTCCCTGCAAGTCATGAGGCAGAACTGTTGGAGGTCGTCTCGCATTGCACGAATCGTAGTGTCCGTGAAGCGCATGCGGATGAAAAGCTTGTCCATGATGTTAGTTACCTGTCCTTTAGTTACTGGGAGTTCAGAGCATTCGCGCTCTGAATGATTAGTCCCTAGTGTGCGTTGGTCTTGTCACCGAACAGATCCGCGAGAATCAGTCGGTACAGCGCGGAGAGTTCGTTGTAGTACGCGAGCTCGTAGTTCTCGTCGTCCTCGAATCTCTCCATGTCATACTTGGCATTGAGCTTAGCTACCAGTGGATCCTGATCCAGGATGGCTTTGATCGCATCGTACTGTGCCATGTTAGGAGCCTGTGTCATATCATCTACCTCGGTTGTGGAGGACTGGACTAGTCCGTTTGATGTATTAGGAGACGTCGCGAACTTCATTGCCCGCGACGCATTTTGTTACCGCGAGTAGAACCGCTATCGTTATGATAGCGGCTCCGATGATCGTGGCGATTAGTCTCATTTCGCCTTCTTGATCGGTGTGATCAGAACATTGCGTACATGCTGATAGCGCTTGTTGAGGAGCTTAGCGATCGCTCCGCGCGACATTCCGTGAGCTGCGAGACCGCGAATGGCTGAGCTCGTAGTCTTGAACTCTTCCATCGCACTCTCGAGCGTGTATACCTTCGGTTCGTCGGAGACCTGATCGATGATGACTTCAGAGACCAGCTCGACTTCGTTGGTTTCAACGGTAGCGAGAGCGTTGTTGTTGTTACGTGCCATGGTAGTAGTATCCTTCATATAGCGACTTTGTCGCGTTGAGGTTGATTTTGGTAGAGTAACACATTTAGTTGGTATACTTTTCTTATATTACGAGATACTTACGTATCGTACGTTAGGATCTTATAATATATTAACAATGAGAAAGAGCTTAGTATGTAGAATTCTTTTCGTCTTACATACTATATAAAGTAACAAAGATTTTTTTTTCTTTCTTTCTTCTGTTTCTTTATTAAATATAATATAGTATATTTTTTTATTTTTTTCAACATATACTTATTTAATTTACTATTTAATAAGTTAAAAAAAGTTAATAATTTTTAAGAACGGAATTTTCTTTTTAAGAAACTTCGCGCTTAGGGGTCAAACTATTCCTAGGGATTTTAATAGGCTTAAGAGGCACTAATTACACGTGCAGTATTAGTATGATTGTACTCAGAGTCTGTGTTATATTATTAATGCACTCATTAGAGTTACCCGTACAGCGGATCCTTCTATCGCGGGAATTACCGCTACTGCACTCATGATATAACTGGCGCTCAAAAAAATTTTGGGTCGAAAATTTGGGACTTGAAAGGCCCTTGCTAATGCGCTATTATATTATAAAGAGGCAACACTGGGCTAACCAAATGGCGCGAACAACCACTGTCCTAGATTTGACGTCCTCTGAATACTCCGCACAAGCTGAATACAAGCCGCAAAAGCAAGTGCAAGAACCCGAGTTTATTCAGGATCCGCGTCGATTGGTAGATCCCACGTTGGACGAAGCCAGTGAGCTCCCAGCAGGTGTAGAGCTTGCGTTCAAGAAGACTCTGCATGGTGCGTTTAAGAACGTCGATCCTGCGCGCGTTGGGACGCATGCTGACCTGATCGCACAGTTGACTCTGGCAATCCCATTAAACGAATATGAACTCCCTCCTTTTGTCTACCGAGCTGATATGCTCGATATGGCATATGTCCTCGACACTATCCGTGCGTATCTGGGGCAGAAGAACCCTAGCACCACCTCTACTTCTTCCTTTCCCGCTCGAAGCGCGGGTCCCGAAGAGATGCAAGCCCTGCAGCAACATTTGGATGCCGCTACTGTTGCGTTGAACTATTCCGAGGGCTACCCGCAGCTAGGGAACGGCCAACCATTTTGGGCAAAGTTGGAATTTGAGTCCAATGAAGCATATGCAATGTTCTTGGACTACGTCGCGCTCGAAGGTATTCGCCAACTCGAAAGTCTCCGCTCGTATAATCCGCGAGACTGTCGCGAAAATTATGCCCTTCATTTCTGGTATTTTCGCGCTAAAGCATTTGACCTTTTCAAAGTAGCTGACCACCAGCGGAAACGTCTGACGCGGATGCTGAAGTCCGAAGACGATCATTATACCAAAGCAGAAGCAATTCTCAAGAAGGTCGTGGGCTACCTTGATGCGGTTGATCTGGAAGATGAAGCCTCTTCTATGGATCCTTCCAAAGCCGTTGCCATGATGGAAAAGCTGGTGAAGATTTCTCGTATCAGTATTGGCCTCCCAGCTAACGGCGAATCCAAGGAAAGTGCTGGAAGGCGTACGATATCTCCAACTCGCGTTCTCATTGACGAAATCAACCAAGCAGGCTCCAGGAAAGCTGAATCTGCCGAGGATGGGTTCGATTTGCTGCTTGACGAGGATGACGATCTGGTCGATATGGCCCAGGATCTTATCATCCGCCGTCAGCAGCTTAGCCAGGATAACAGAAAGTAACGTCGCATGAAATTCATTAACGGGATTGATCCGCTTGATTCGGCTGCCAATCGTCAGATGGCGGCTCGTTTGGCGTCGCAGTGGAAGTTGACACCTGCAACTTTTGCACATGAAATCTCCCGCCATCAATGGATTCCGTCAAAGCACCTGATGTATATTTCCTCTCGTGTTGCCAAAGGTATTGCACGAGGTAATGCCCGTATCATTATCTCTGCCCCGCCTCGTCATGGAAAGAGCCAGCTGACTTCTATTTATACGCCTGCTTGGGTCCTAGAAAATTTTCCGCACTACAAGACCATTATCACTGGGTATGGCGCCGATCTGGTTACAGGCTTCTCACGTCAAGTACGTGATTTGTTCACGGACCAGTCAAATTTTGGGCTGCTCAATACCCGCATCAGGAAGGATGCAAGCCGTGTCGAACAGTTCCTTACTGACCAAGGTGGTGGCGTGTTTGCTGTTGGTCTTGGTGGCGCTATTACTGGTCGTGGTGCGCACGTATTGCTCATTGACGACTATATCAAGGAAATTAAAGAGGCACTTTCCCCAGCTTATCGCGATTATATTTGGAATTGGTTTGTTACTACTGCTTTTACACGGCTTGAACCTGGTGGCAGTTGTATTATCATTGCAACTAGGTGGCATTCTGACGACTTGATCGGCCGCATTCTGAAGAATCTGCCTGAAGAAGGTTGGGAATATATTGAGATCCCTGCAATTGCCGAAGAAAATGACATTATTGGTAGAGCTGTGGGCGAAGCTCTATTCCCTGAACGATATCCTTTGAAGCGGCTTAAGGAACTTCAGGTAACTCTCGGGTCGGTCTTCTTTAAGGCACTGTTCCAACAGAAGCCTGTGGACGAATCCAAGAAGATTACTGACCGCAACTGGATTCAGATTATCCCCGAAATCGACTGGATCGCACGGAAAACGCATAGTTGGAAGCGTACACGCATGTGGGACTTTGCTGCCACGAAAGATGGCGGCGACTATACCACTGGAACTCTGCTGGCATATGATATAACAACAGGTAATGTGTATGTTGAAAACGTGATTCGTCGCCAAATGTCTCCTGGACAAGTCGAGACATGTGTCGCACAAACCGCTGCAGCTGATGGATATGACGTTGCAGTGCGTATTGAGCAAGAACCCGGATCTTCTGGCAAAGCTCTCGTGCACCATTTTGCGACAAATGTGCTCAAGAACTACAAAGTTATTCCTGTTCCAGTTGTTACTAACAAGATCGCACGCGCACAGCCTTTTATTGCGGCAGCTGAAGCAGGCAAGATCTATTGCATTCTCGGCGGTTGGAACGAATCTTTCCTTAAGGAATTCGATGAATTTCCCGGCTCCGCACATGACGACCAAGTTGACACAGCATCTGCAGGATATACCGAGTTGACAGGTAAGGTTGTGTATACAGCTGCCTGGGGAAGAAGTGGTGCATCTGGTAGTACGCGCAATTCGCATGCAATTGAACAAGCATCCCGTGAAAATGTGGTTAGTTTCTCGACCGGTAGAGTTACCGGGGCAACTTTTGGAAGGTAGGTGACCTATGGCGATTTCTGAGATGAAGGTCTTTTCAAGCGTAACCCATCTGATTGAGCGTGCAAAATTGGCTGCTCTCGGCGGTTTTGGGTTCGGAGGTGCTCGGGACTACTACAAAGTGCTTGGATATTCGCGTACCCTATCGCACGCAGACTTCATGAACAAATATCTGCGTCAAGATGTCGCACAACGCATCATCAATGCGCCGGTTGATGCTACTTGGCAGGATCCTCCACAGATTCTTACCAAGATCAATGGGACGACGAATGATGTCTGGCAAGAATGGGAGACATTTGCGCGGGAAAATGACATCTATATGCATCTGGCTAAGGCAGACCTCTTTGCAGGGCTGGGGTCACTCGCTATTCTTGTGGTGGGTTTCGATGATGGACGCAGACTTGATCAGCCTGTAGGGCGTGCAGCCTCAGGCAAACTACTTTATTTGCAGCCCTATCTTGAAGGCAGCGTCGATATTACCCAATTCGATACCGATATGCGCTCTCCGCGATTCGGCCAGCCGACGATGTATACTGTTACGCCTGGAGATGTGATTCATTCCAAGACTGTTAGCTCTGGGGGCACAAAGCTTCGCGATAAGTTCGAGGTCCATTATACTCGAGTGTTACATCTGGCCGACAATACGCTGGAAAACTCGGTTTATGGTCATTCCAGACTCGAACCGCTGTACAATACTCTCGATGACCTCATGAAGGTTACCGGCGGTTCTGCTGAAACGTATTGGCTCTTGGCCAATCGTGGCATGCATATCGACGTCGACAAGGATATGGATCTTCAGGCAGAAGATGCAAAGAACCTATCCGACGAAATCGATGAATATCAGCATCAGCTGCGCCGTGTTCTGCGTACTCGCGGTGTGACTGTTAAGAGTCTCGGCTCTGATGCAGCGGATCCAAAGAATGAATTCGGCGTGTTGATGTCATTGCTTTCTGCGGGTTCAGGACTTCCCCAACGTGTGATGATGGGGGCAGAAGCTGGACAGCTGGCATCCCAGCAAGATCGTGCAAATTGGGCAGCTCGAGTAGCTGAACGTATTGCAAAGTTCGCACAACCGAAAGTCCTGAAGCCTTTTGTCCAGATGATGGGAAATGCTGGAGTTATTAAGCTTCCACCCGTACTGGATTATTCATGGCCGGAAGCGTTTAAGATGAATCCGCTTGAACGTGCGCAGACTTCTGCTCAGATGGCTCGTTCGGCGACTAACGTCGCGAGAGCACTCTCAACAGCACAAACAGTCGGAGTTGATCTTCTGTCCGTCGAAGAGAGCCGTGCGATCATTGCCCCCACCACCAAGATGCCTGAATTTATTGGTCCAGCTGTCGGGACGATGACTCCGCCAATTCAAGAGATGGATCCGCAGAAATTCGAGCCAACAGTACAGCCAGCAGCAGCAACAGCTGAGACTCCTGCTCCCGCTCCCGCTCCAGTTAAGCCTAAGGTTAAGCCCAAAGCGAAGGTGTAACAGAGTACACCCACCACCTCTACATACCTTTCTTCCCCATCAGGTGCGCGGTCCCAGGCATATAGTTTGGGGCCGATATTGTATCTACCATACATTCTGGAGTATATTAAGTCCTCTTGATTTTTGACCAAAATTATGGTAAGATATTATAATGTCGGGTAAAAGGCTGTTTCAAGGCGGTGATGTATTGTGGAGTCATTACCTACTAAAGCGATTGATTATTTGCTTACCAACACCGTTTTAGGTGTTACAACCATTCTTTTTATGTATATTGCTTGGAAGTTATTGACCCGCTCTTGGGAGCGAGAAGCAGCGCATAAAATAGAGCTTGACGAAATTCGCCTGGAAATAGAAGAAATATATTCAGTGCATGCAACCGAAATTGCGTCACTAAATAAAGCATTGTATGACCAGCAGGAAAGACGTGTTGAGGAACTTAAAGCAGCTACTACAGCGCTAATTAAGTTCAATGATGCCAGCCTTGCGGTTTTAGCTAAAGCCGGAATATAACACATGTTCATATCCGTGGTTAAATGGCTAATGCAGTTTAAAACCAGTTCCGTTGATGATAAATCAACTCAGGAAGGGCTTGAAGAGGTCCCGAAATCATCAGCATCAGCATCCGCATCAGCAAATACACATAAGCATACGCATGTACGTGCACCAGTGACGTTTGATACGGTCGAAACCGCTCGTTTACCGAGTGAACACCTAGAAGCCGAAACCAAACTGTACCTAGGCAAATTTGTAATACAGATTATAGCTTTAGGAAACAGATCGGCTGAAATCAGGGAAACACTAGCCGAGGCTGCTCTCAATGGAAAAGATACCTGAAATGAAACCACCTTCTGCTAATATTGCATTTTGGATTGCTGTAGGCGGTATCCTGTCGTTTGGAATTCTGTATTACATCCTCCGCACTGACATTACTTCAATTGTGGCTTCATCGTTGAGCCTTGGCGTAGCGCTTATGCTCATTATTACTTGGGCGCCTGCATGCTACTCAGCAGTTAAACGCGGTTCGAGAGAAGGCAGAGATCTTTTGCGAATGGGCATATGGTTTACTGCTTTAGGGGTTCTACTCTCCCGTATTTATGTCATCATTTATGTTGTGCTTGATCGGCCGGATTGGCTGCTGTACACCCCGTTCAATTCGATAGGTGTTTGGACATATATCTGGGGAGCGGGAATGATTCTGCTTGCACCAGGAACAACGGAAGGGGTAATTCCCATGACCAATTTCTGGATTATTGCCTTCGCCATTGCCATTGGAATAGGCGTTTCATCATTTACTTTGGGCTTCTTTTTGGCGCAAATTACGACCGGAATTTGACCAGCGTACTGCCCATAAGATTTCCAAGCAAACGGACAACAAAAATTCCGGTTGCATTTTGACTAGAGAATGACTATAATGAACATTAAATACAGCCACTTGACTAGAATGGGCGAACCGAATGCGTAGTGTAGCCTTTAAGGTACAGCAAGAAGATACCATTGAGCTCCGGACCGAATCGCATCTCGGTCGGGAGTTTCTTGTAGTACCTGTGGTAGCTTTGGTTGAAGGTGTTCTTCAAGGTATGAACGCTCCTGTTCCTGAATTGGCACTATCTTCAGAGTTCGGAAAAATTCCGGATGGCTGGAATGGTCGCCCAATCGTTATGAATCATCCAGTGGTTGATGGAGTTGCTGTATCGGCAAATTCGCCCGCTGTTTTGGAAGCATTTTCCTTTGGGATGATGTTCAACACGCACGTCGAAGATAGCAAGCTGAAGTCCGAGGCATGGCTTGATGTCGCACGTGCTGCTGAAATTGGCGGAGAAATCCAGGAAACTGTCGAACGTATTCAAGCAGGCGAAATGGTCGAGATTTCGACAGGTCTGTGGACAGATACTGAAGAGAAGAAGGGCCGTTGGAACTCCAAGGAATACGGAGCTGTCTGGCATAACATTGTGCCTGATCACCTGGCTTTTCTTTCCAAAGGTGTTAAAGGTGCTTGCTCTGTCGAAGACGGTTGCGGAACACCACGGATGAACGCCGCCACTTCCTCATTGACAACAGTAGCCAGATGGCAGGAGTATAAGATGACAACTTCCACTGAAGACTGTGGCTGTGAAGGCGCCAAGACAGGAACACCATGCACTTGTGCGGATCACGTTCACACCCACTCCCATGATGGAGAAGTGCATGCGCCGGCGCCCACAGACATTACGACTCCCGCCGAAGAATCAGAAGCCCCCGCTGTCGTCACTGTCTCCGCAACTGACATTGAAAGCGGCACGATTACTGCATCTCAAAGCGTCGGCAGTGTTCTCCTCGATCGTCTCGACCTGATTCCGCTGTCGATTAATGCGGAGACACGAGTGCTTTCGTCTGAGGAGCCTGTTTTCTCCATTGCACGCCTCGTCGCCAATGCGATTCCCGATGGCATCATGGACGCCGACGTCCGCAAGCTTCTTTCCTATGAGCTGCGCAAGAATTCCTCGGATTGCTACGTGTACGGCTTTACCGCGTCCAAGGTGATCTACGAGACATGGAGCCGCGACTCCTATACCTATTCCATTATGCAACGTTCCTACACGATCGACGGAAGCAAACATGTCGAACTGATGGACGATGCTTCTGAAGTTCTCCTGATGACGGAGATCATTCCTGCCGAAAGACAGCCCGGCACAAGTGATATGGCGGTCAATTCTCCCACAACCGAAGAGGAAACTCAAATGACAACCAACGCAGACGGCACGCCGACGACCCCCGCCGAAACTGTTGTGACACCGGCTGCTTCTGCTCCGGTTGTCGCCAATGCTTCGCCTGCTCCGCGCACGATGGCCCAGTATCTCGACGAGATGCCCACGGAAATGCGCGAATCGATGCAGATGGGCATGAAGCTGCTCTCCGACAAGAAAGCCGGTATCATCACCGCACTGAAAGCTTCCGGGCGTTGCAAGTTCTCGGATGAACAGCTCGCCGGCTATGATCTGGCCATGCTCGAAACCCTCGAAGCGCTCGCCAATGTGCAGCCGTCGTTCGAAGGCCGTGCAATGCCCCGGCAGCATTCGCAGAGCAACGACGACGTTGCACCTCCGATGCCTGAACTCTTCCCGGCCGCAGTGGCCTAACATCGCTTTAGGGCATGTCGCCCTAAGGTATTTTCTTCGACGTCATGAAAGGATATCGAAATGGCTATCAATACCATCTTGCTCAAGGGCCGTGGCGTTCGTAAGGAAGCCAAAGCCGGCGGCACAATCACTCCGGGCGATCTCGTACGCCTGAATTCGTCTGGTGCGCTGATCCGCAATGCTACCGCAGCTGGCCGAATCCAGTTCTGCGTTGCAGTCGAGAACGACCTGATCGGCAAAGAAATCACGGATGACTATGTCTCCGGCGACTTCGTGCAGTCTGAAGTGCTTCGTCCGGGCGACCAGGCGTATTGCTTCGTTGCCGCGGCTGCTGCAGCCATCGTCATCGGCGATTTGCTGGAAGCTGATGCTGCCGGCGGTCTTCGCAAGCTTGCTTCGGGTCAACCGATTGCTTCTTCGCTTGATGCTCTCGACAACTCGGCCGGCGGTGCTAAGGCGCGCATTCGCGTCGACGTCATCTAACCGAAACAACAACGTCAACGTCGTATGCACGACTGACAGACACGAACAAGGAGAATATCAATGCTACAGATTGGCGATGCTGTAATCGGCAATGGTAATGGGGGTGGTGCCGCTTACGGCAATGTCGCCCAGGCCATGCTGCAATCCGGTTTCAATGTGAACGCGTTGCGTCACAATGGGACCCTGCGCAAGGATGAGTGGATCCAGTACGACACTGCTGTCGTCGAGATTGCTCGTTCACGTCTGGTCGGCGTCGCCGATCTTCTGCGCAAAGGCCTTCGTTACCGTCTGCGCAATGCTCTGGGCACGACCCGCATCGAGTGGGAAAAGGTCTCGGACATGAACGCGGCCGAAATCACGATGTCTGGGATCTCCGAATCGCAGAACGATCGTGTGACCTACGCGCTTGAAGGCATGCCCGTTCCGATCATCCACAAGGACTTCAACATCAATACCCGCGTGCTCGAAGCTTCCCGCAAGACCGGCGAAGCGCTCGATACCACCCAGGCTCGTGTTGCTGCCCGCAAGGTCTCGGAAACCATCGAAACGATGCTGTTCTCCGGCGCCACCGTCCTCGGCTCCAACAACCCGATCTACGGTTACAAAACGGCTCCGAACCGTAACACCGGCTCGCTGACCGCTAACTGGGCTACTGCGACTGGCGATCAGATCGTCGCTGACATCCTCACCATGATCGGTCGTCTGACTGGCGACAACATGTATGGTCCGTATGTCATCTACGTTCCGAACGATGCCTACGTCGGCCTGGGCCGCGATTTCAAGACCAACTCGGACAAGACGATCCTGTCCCGCATCTTGGAAATGCCGCTCATCGAAGCTATCGTCATGACCAAGGATCTGGCGACGGCCGAAGTCATCATGATTCAGCTGACCTCCGAAGTGGTCGACATGGTCGACGGTATGCAGCCCACCACTGTTCAGTGGGAAAGCCATGCAGGCTTCATCGTTCACTTCAAGGTGCTGGCGATCATGATTCCGCGCATCAGGAATGACTTCCTGCTGCAGTCTGGCATCGCCCACTACGTCTACCCGTAACGGATATGATTAGCCCCTCTGCGTGAAAACGTACGGGCTAATCTTCCAGTTACTCAACCAACAGGAGGCCACGATGGCTGATACCCCCAAGGCAAGCCCCAACGCTGCCGAAATCAAGAAGACCCAGACTGATCAGACTCCCGGTGCTGAAACGACTCAGGGCGCTGTGGTAACCGGCCAGACTGGCGGTCCGCAGACTTCCCTGGATGCGACGAATCCGTCCAATGTGCCAGCTGAACCGAAAGAACCCGTTACTTCGACTGAAGCTGGTGCTGGCAATTCGTCGACCGGTCAGTCGCTTGAAGTCGCTGACGGTCATGTGCTCGATATGCGTGATTCCGCTGATCGCGCTTACATGGCGAGCATGGCTGATGTCGATGAATGGCCCAAGCGTTTCGTTCTCGTCAACGGCAAACACGACGGCGTCGACAAGAATGGCGACAAGAAGACGTTCCTGCCTGGCGATTCGGTCATGTTGTCGGAAATGGGCTTCAAGTCCTTCGGCGACAAGTTCCGTCTCCCGAACTGACAGAAGGAAATAGGCCGTGGCTGTAACCCTTGCTGATTTGAAAGCGTTGTATCCGAGTGCACTGACTGATCCTCAATATCAGACGGCTTTGGATACTGCTGAAATGATCGTGACGGAACAGCTGCGGCCTTCCTGCCCAATGACTGAAGCGCGATACGACAAGGTTACTTTATATCTTGCCGCACATTTCGCTAGCGTTACGGCCAATTTTACTGCAGGCAACAGCGGGGCGCTGAAGTCCCAGAAGATTGGTGCAGCTTCTGAATCGTATGCTACCATCGGCGAAGGTGAATATGGGTATTCCACATCGCCTTGGGGCCAAGCCGCTATCCAGTTGGATACTTGCGGTATTTTGGCAGCTTCCGGAGCGAATAAAGGACTTAAGGCTCTCTTTACTGTTGTTGGAGATGCCTCATGAATCTTTCACGGATGCTCAACCAGCAAGCCACGTATTGGGCAAGTCTTGGCCAAGATGAATATAGCAGGACTTCTTTTGCTGCCCCCACCACTATTGCTGTTCGGTGGGAAGATACCGCAGAAGTCATCCGTAACAAGAAGGGTGACGAGTATGTATCTAAGTCAACGGTGTTTTGCGCTACTGACTTTGCCTTAGATGGGTACTTGTATAACGGAGTAAGTGCCGAAGCTGACCCGAGAGTTGTTAGCGGGGCACATGAAATCATGCAGATTTCAAAAATTCCGGATCTTCGTAGCATGCAGGAATTGTTTACAGCATTTCTTTGAGGTTATGGCATATGGTGAAGCGTTTACATATTGGGGTAGGGCTACGGAGGCAACGTTCAACGCCTCTGTATCCGTCTGAGCCCGGGTATGTACAAGAGATGCGTGCTACCTCTAAAATGCTTGTCGATGAACTCTTGTCCATTGTGGATCAGTTTGAAGACGTCTCCACCGAAGTCATGATGGAGGCTTTGCAACCCACGTTTGAAAAGGCGAAATATTACACGCCCAAAGATACGATGGAATTGGTGGAATCTGCATATCTTGTGTCGACGACTTTTCGTAGTAAGCCGCGTGTTGAAATGGGTTTTGCACGTGCTGGTAAGCCTCACTACGGCATTTATGTACATGAGATCGTAGAGTACCAACACGCTGAGCCTACCCGTGCGAAGTTTCTTGAGGCTGCGGTATTCGAAGATTTGGATGACCTCTATCAACGGTTGGGCGCAGGCTATCGCACATTTATGGGAGGTACATAATGTCATCTCCTACGATTATATTGGCGCGACTCCTTATCGACAAAGGCGTGGGACTTCTGACAGGGACGCCAGTCCTTCCAGTCTGGAGTATTAAAATCGGCCGCAAGACCGAAACGCCTGCAAACCAGATTGTTCTGTATGATACCGGCGGATCAAATCCTAATACCAAGTTCTCGCTGGATTTTGTACATGTACAAGCACTCGTAAGAGGCGTTGCTGAAGACTATCCAGGAGCGTATGCTAAGGCACGTGATGTCAAGGATGCGTTATTGGGCATCGATTCGCAAGACGTAGTGGTTGGAGCGGATACTGTCAGAGTCGTCGGAATAACGATGTTGGCAGATATTGCTTTCATAGGGTATGATAGCAACAACCGACCAGAGTTCACTATTAACTTTCGCCTACTGCAGGAACGCGTTCCAAGCGCCCTGTCGAACAGAGACTCTTTATAACAGGAGACCATTACCATGGCAAAGCGTATTCGCATTTCTGACGATAACGGCTCAAATTGGTACACTCTGCCAGGTAATACTGGGGAGCTATCTTTGGAAGCCGGTGAGATCGATGACACTATCTTCGATCAGGCATACCAATCTTCGCAGACTGGCCTTATCGGCTGGACTGTTTCTGCAAATGCCCTGTATAAGGGGTTCGCCGGCTATGTAGCCAAGATTCTCAAGCAGGGATCTTCAACTACCATGACAGCCGAGGCGATGTCGCTTGTCACAGGTAAGACCTATAAGATTACTGCCGCTGCGAAACAGGTGATCAATCGTGCAGTTGCTTATACCGTCAAAGGGAATGGTATTGCGATTGCAGCGTCCAATATCGAATCGGTCGATTTTCTTTTCGGCCGGGTGACATTCATCTCTTCGTATACCCCCGTTACGCCTATTACGATTGATGGGGCATATTTCCCCACGGTTGTGGTTGGGTGCTCCAACAGCTTTACGCTGACGCAGACGACTAACGCAGTCGATAATACCTGTATCGATACGGCGCAGACCAATTCAGGTCATCGCACTTTCGAAGCAGGGCTGAAGACTGTATCGCTCGAACTGCAGGGCGTGTACAAAGCGGCCAACGCATATCTTACGGCGCTGATTGCACGTTCGGAACTGATTATCGAAATCAATCCGGATGGTAATTCGAAGAGTGTTGCCCGCGGCTTCTTCAAGCCTATCAACACGGGACAGTCGGGTGATGTCGGCGATCTCGAACAGCAGACTGTGCAGTTCAATCTGGCAGTGCCGGATCAGACACTCCTACAGTATGCATTCCACTGGATTCATGCCAGTGACACTACCTTGAATACCGGCGTCCAGAAGATGCTGAATTCTTGGGAACTCGGTAGCATTATCGATATGCAGTATCTCCCCGATGGTACTTCTGGTTGGGCGGGTGATTGCATCGTTACCGATCTTACTTTGACTGGTGGCCTCGAAGCGATGAACGAGTTCGCCGTCAATCGTCAGGGTACAGGCGCTTTGACGGTTGTTCCTTAACTAGCATAGCATACCGCGTCTCCTTTATTTTTTCTTCCCCGGGGAGACGCGGAAACATTGTATACGAAACATCGTTTAGCACTTCACAAATGTCATAGGAGGCAACCATGACAAAAGAATCCGGAATTGAAACACCTGCACCGAAAAGTCGCGACGAGATTCGCGCGCAAGTCTTCAGCAGTGCGCACAAGGTAAAATCGGAACAGATTCTGTTCTTCGGTTCAATCATCGAGATTCGCCAGCCGACTCTCGGTGGTATTATCGATGCGCGCAGTAAAGCTGATGGCAATGTTGCAATTGTCGATACGCTTGTTGAACGTGCGTACGTTCCAGGCACTGACACCAAAGTTTTCGAAGAAACTGATGCTGATGGGCTTAAAGCAATGCCTTTCGGTGCAGATTTCATTCGTGTAACGGAGGCGCTAACGCGACTGACTGAAGTAAATTTTCCGACGCCAAAGCTGCCTTCCGAAGCAATCAATGGAAATACTTGACATTTGACCTAGCTTACGAGCTGGGGTATTCTATCGAGACCGTTGAAGCAATGACGCCTGAACGATTTACTGACTGGATTGCTTATTTTGCCGTACAAGGTGAAAAGAAGAAAGCAGCCGAACGTCGAAACGGATCAGGCAAACGATAAGAGAGAGGCGGTGGTGTAGATGGCTATTAATCTAGGCGATATCAATTTTGGTCTAGGGCCGGATACCCGCCGCCTTGAAGCTGCGCGACGGCTTATTGTGCAGTTTGGTCAAGACGTTAATCGTGCGGCAAAATTGCAAGCCGATGGCGCTCGTGCAGCTGAGGCAGCTCTTCGTCGTCAAGAAAGGGCCCTTGTTTCAGCTTCTCAGCAAGCGGCCAATCTAAATTCCGCCATTCGCCGTTCTGCAGGTTCGGAAAAGCTTATTGACGATGTCAACAGAGCATTCGAGCGATTGTCCCGTGAGATGACTGCTGGAACGCAGACTGCTTTGCAATATCAGCGGTCTCAAGAAGGTTTCCAAGTTACTGTTGCTAGAGTTGCACGTGCGCTTAAAGAAGAGCAGCAGGCAATTCAACAGGCTGCGACTGCCCAAAAGGAAGCAGCTGCAATTGCAGTAAAATCAGCCAAAGAGATTGAGTCGGCGCAACGTACCGCTGTTAAGCAGGCGTTCGACATGGCCCGAGCTCAAGAACAAGCCGCGATGCAAACATCGAAGGCTTTCTTCAATGCTGAGAAGAGTGTCACAGCTTTCAATGCTGCAGTCGCACGTGTTAAGGCTCCTACTTCATTGTCTGGACAAGCCAATAATCTAATGGCACAGTTCCAGAATGCATTTAATTCAGCTGGAACGTCAAAAACTGGGCAGATGCAGTCTATTCAGGCCTTTAAGAAAGGAATGGCAGAACTCTCGGTTGAACTTGACAAGTTCAAGGCTAAGGCAAGAGAAGCCGGCCGTTCTGGAATGGAAGAAAGCCTCCGTAGACTTGCTGACGTATCAGTGTTGGTATCTGGTCCAATGTCAGGTCTTGCGACCCGATTGCAGTTGATCTCATCGTTGGCAGGACGAGTCTCGATAGCAACCGCTGCTATGGTTACTGGACTTGCTGCAGGTGCATATGCATTTGTACAGCTTGGCAAAGGCGCAATTGAAGCCAATAAAGGCTTCGAACGTATTGATATGGCTTTGACTTCATTGTCAGGCAGTTCAACTATTGCTGCAGTTCAAATGGCCAATCTTATGCGTACGTCTGATACTGCGGGGACTTCGTTCCTATCTACTGCACAGATGTTCACGCAACTTGAAGCAGCATCTGCAGGAACAAATCTGGAAGGCGAAGCAACCAAGAAGCTGTTTGAACAGATTACCTTTGCATCTACTAAGATGGGACTATCGCAACAGGATCTTGAAGGCGCATTGCGTGCTGTTTCGCAGATCATGTCCAAGGGTACCGTTTCGGCAGAAGAACTTCGCGGGCAGTTGGGCGATAGAATTCCAGGTGCCGTCAACATCATGGCGAAGGCTTTGGGAGTCTCTACTGCCAAGCTTGGCGAATTGATGAAGAAGGGGCAAGTGTCATCCGATGCACTGATCAAGTTTGGGGATGAATTGGCGCGGAGACTAGGAGTTGATACTACTAAGGCAATTGATAACACAGTTGCGGCAGAGAATCGACTTGAAACAGCACTATACCGTTTCAACAAGGCTTTGGATGAGAGTGTAGGATACTCTTTGGTATATAAAGCGGCACTTAAAGGACTAGTTGATGTAATTGACTGGTTTGCCACTAACATTGATGGAGTATTTAAAACAATTGGTGCTGCCGCTGGAGCTGCCGCTGCCGGGATGGCGTTGATGTATGCTCCAGCACTAATTTCGGGACTAACTGCTGTACTTGGATTGATACGCGGACTTGCAGTTGCAATGGTTACGTTTACTACTGCAACTCTCGCTAATCCTTTAGGCGCAATTGCAGGATTGCTTGTACGTCTAGCAATTGTTGCTTCAGGTGCAGCTGTCGGCTATGAACTTATGACAGCAGCAATCGGTGATACCGCTTCTGCACATGCTGGAGCTATTCCTGAAGTCCGTCAGTATATTCGTGCCCAGGAAGATATGAAGTATTCCATTCGCGATACGACAATGGAATATATCAAACAGCAGGAAGTAATGCTTCAAGGACTTAAGAACCAGATTAATCAGGTTCGTTTGTCTAAGCAACAAGCAGAAAAGACTCTGTTCTCGGAAGAGGGCGGATACACTATGGATCCGATTACCGGACAACCTATGTTGGATCCGACGTTGCAGGCTGCTGCTGCTGCAACCCTCAAGCAGACCGAAGGACAGTTGCAGACGCTGAATGCCAGTGTTCGTCAAGCATCGGAAGATAATGCTAAACTGAATGAGATCCTCAAGAAGCAGACGGAGATTGAAAAGAAGCGATCTGATGGACTCTCCGACTTTACCGAAGGTACAAAGAAGAGCTCCTCGGCAGTCTCTAATGCAATGGATCAGGCGAACGACGATATTCGCAAAGTTCAAGCTGCTTTGGAAATGCAAGGACTGCCAAAGTATATGCAGGAATGGGCACGTGTACAAGCGGGTATCAATGAAAGCATTGATCAATTCCGCGATAAGCTCGTGCAAGCTAAAGTACCATTGGATGTAATTAACGCTAAGACGGCCGAGTATGGAACTCTGCTGCGCAAGCTTAAAGAAGGCGAATATTACATCAAGACCACCACCTCCTCATGGGAAGCTTTGAGTGGCGTGTTGTCGAGGGGCATGGATAATGCAATGTCCACAATGGTTGATGATATCATGAACGGTGTTTCAGCAATGGAAACACTTCGTAATGTCGGTAAAGCCGTTGTTGCTGATTTGCTAAAGACCTTCTTGCAGTTGTCTATTGTTAACCCTTTGAAGAATGCCCTATTTGGAGGGGATACTTCTTCCGGGATGCCTTTCCAAACGCTATCAGGCGGTTTGATTGGATCGCTATTCGGAGGGCTTGGAGGTGCTGTTAATGGAGGAGGCGCAGGAGCACATCTTGCAGGCGGTACTCCTAACTGGAAAGGCGGAATGACTTGGGTTGGTGAGAATGGGCCTGAACGAGTTTCATTACCTCGAGGTAGTCGTGTAACCCCCACACATCGTAGTAGTGGGCGTAACGCGGGTAATGGAACATCGGAAATTGTCATTACATTCGATAATGACGGCTTTAAGAGTTATGTTAAAAAAGCCGCAGATGCAGCCGCCACTGAAAAAACAGCTATAGGCCTTCAAAAGGGGTTGGATCATTACGGCGAAACAAAGTTTGGCGACCATTTCGAAAAACACATCAAACATCGCCGTTGGCGGGGAGCGACTAAATAATGGCAAATCCATTGTTCATAAGTCAATTCTTTAACACCCTTGACTTCTTGGAAGTTTCATTCGCTTTGAAGCGGTATGAAGTCGGCCAGATCTTGAAAGGCGGCCAAAGCTTTGGCGCACGAATGGGTAAGCCACGTTGGATGATTTCCGGCGTGTTGCGATCGGAAAAGTTGTCTGATCAGGTGCAATTGGAAGCACGTTTTGGACTACTTGAAGGTATGGCTGGATCCTTCTTTGCTTTTGATCCCCGCAAACCTTATCCGATAAATGACCCGACAGGATCTATTTTTACCGCAGGTGGTGCAAGTTGCCAAATCTCTGCAATTAACAGCACAGGGGATGGCGTCAAGTTTTCGGGGCTGCCCTCGAACTACAATATCCAGTTTGGCGACTATTTCAGTATTGCGACTGGAACAATGACATATTTGTTCAGGAGTCAGACTTCGGTCACAGCGACTGGAACATCTACCGCCACATTTGCTATTGTTGAACCCCTTCTTATGACTGGTATCGCAGTTGGTAATGCGGTCAATTTTGTTAAACCTCAGGGGATCTTTAAACTGCCCCCTTCTGGAATTAAGTTCCCATCTTCCGCTGGAAATCGTTCCGACGGTATTTCATTCGAAGCATTACAGGTGCTTTAATGCGTTCAATGCCTACAGATCTATTGAACTATTTTCTCGCTCGTAAGATGGTAATCGAGGAGAAATTTCTTTGGGTATATGGTCGTAATCCTACGACTAATGCCATTGAAGAGTTTGGCTTTTGGACGGGCGATCAAACTATAACTATTACAGTCACCAATCGACTAGGCGCCAATGTTACGCGTAATTACGTAGGATCTGGAACGATTATTACTGCGCCCGTAATTGTAGGTACTCCGTCATTGGGTACGCAGAATGCAATTACGTTCGAACTCTCTGGAATTATTGACTATGTTAAGGACAGTTTGCGTGGTAAGAATATTCGTAATGCCTCGTGCGAAGTACATATTCTTTATCGACATGAAGACACTGATTTGGCGATTGCACCTCCTGAACTTGTTTATATAGGTCAAGGAGACGGGGCTACAGAACATACCAATGCTTTGTCGTATGACGGTAATGAAGCTGCGGCAATTCCTACATTCACTTTTACCATTATCCCGCATATCAGAGGGTTTCGGAAGAATTTTAAAACACGTTCATACCAGCATGGATTAGAACGTGCAGGAGATACTTTCTTTAAATTCTGCGGTACTTCATGGATGTGGCGTATATGGTGGGGTGCAGGACGTAAGTCACATAAAGACAAGCCCAAGAAGAATCGGCGTACTGATGGGTATACTCCCGATTCATGGGGCCGCGATTAATTGATTAATGTGCTGTAGGAGGCAAGTTATGGCAATCATCAAGTTAGTAAATTGGTACACAAATCTGGTTAACCTGATTGATGAGCGTCGTACAACGCCTTTTGAACCTGGGTATCATGATTGTGGACTTTGGGCGTCAGACTGTGTAAAGGCTATGACAGGGGTTGATCTTGCCGCACAGTTTCGGGGACAGTATACCACTATTGAAGAGGGACTTGCCTTATTGCAAGCAGCTGGGTATGCAGATCAAGTTGAATTTGCGGCGGCTGAATTTCGCGAATGCGGGCCTACATATGTACAAAGTGGTGACATTGCAGCAATCTCGACACCCATTGGATGGGCGACAGGCGTTGTAATGGGGCATATTGTATATGTTGTAACCCCAGGGGATGGGGGATTGGGTATTTTGTCAATCAGTCGCGTTGAACGGGCGTTTCAAATTCCAGTGCAGGGTGAATTAGATGAAGCGTAATTATAACAGGCTCCTACGCCGCCTTCAGCGCGTTATTTACCGACTACAATCACCCCAAGCCCTTTTCATGTGGCTTATGGGTATTGTGCTTTTTGTTCCGATAACCGCCGAAGCTGCCCCTATCTTTACGATCCTGTTGACTGCTGTCGGCATGTCTGGTACGGCGTTGACAATAACTGCATCTATTCTTGGATGGGCTGCAACAGCTGTTGCTGGGTATCTGATCTCATCACTGTTCGTCGAAGAACCTAAAGATCCGGGAGTTCGTCAGGACGTTGCGACAGGTGAAAAAGTTGGACAATCTTTTCTGGTCGGATACTATGCTACCGCAGGATCCCTTGTCTATATGGGAAGCTGGGGTAAAATAGGTAAGACGCCTAACGGGTATCTTACGCAGATTATGTGCATCTCTGACCTTCCATGTACTGCGATGCATGATGAGGTATATATTGATGACAAGCCTTGCGTAATAGACCAAACTGCAACTGTCGTAATCGATGGTGTCAATGTAGGGTATCCAGTCACTACGTTTAGAGAGGGATCAACTGACTGGATGTGGATCAAGTTCAAAAGTGGTTCGCAGACCACTGCCGATACTTACCTCACTACCAAGTTTGGAACAGGTTCACGTGTAATCAATTCTGCCTTTGTGGGTAAAGGGCGGTGCTATGTAATTGTAACTACTCGGTATAATCGGGACAAGTTTGAACAGTTTCCATCTGTTCTTCCTGCCTTCGACGGGTTTCCGCTGTTTGATCTGCGTAATGGTGCGCACGATTATAACTCGTATAACACGCATGCATTCTCCGCAAACAACAAGGTTATTCATTACAACCTGATGCGCGGAATCTTTTATGATGGAGAGTGGGTATTTGGCGGGCAAGATGTTAGTGGTGGTCCGCTACCCGCATATCTGTTTGATGCGACTACTTGGACTGCCGCAATGAATGCATGTGATGAGAATATTTCATTGGCAGCAGGGGGTACAGAAAAGCGTTTCCGCATGGGCGCCGAAATCTTTTTTAATGATGAGCCCACAGACGTCTATGAACAGATCGATCTCAACACTACTGGACGTACATCTGAGTATGGCGGCATTTATAAAACATACGTTGGCGCGTATGGTGCAGCGGTATATTCATTTGATGACTCCTCAATTTTGGCGACTTATGACACTGAAAATACTTTTGTTCCGTCTCAGGACTCAATGTATAACAGGGTTGTTGGAAGTTATTCCGAGCCGGACGAAGGATGGCAGCTCAAAGCATTTAAGGCTAAGACTAAAGCAGCATATTTAACTGAAGACAACGGCCAAATATATGAAAAGAATATTACCCTTGGGTACACATATCGGAGCACACAAGCACAACGAATTGCATTGGCTATGCTTAAAGAGTCGCGTAACAACGTAACTCATCTATTTGCATTGCCGGCTGATGCATTTCGCTTGGAGCCTTTGGATATTGTATCCTTTACTTCGACGGGATACCAGTATACGAACAAAAAGTTTATTTGCGGCCAGATTCAACGTTTTGCAGAGGGGTACATTGTCGTATCCTTGCGCGAAATCAATGACGCTGATAATGATTGGGTGCCTTCAACCGATGAAGACCCAAAAAGTGTTGGTGTACTTGATGAAGTATTCCCTGCTACTCAGACACTGTCGTTTTCTGCTAATCCATATGGCATCAAAAACAATGCTGGCACATTCAAGCGGCCGGGTCTGAAACTCAACTGGACTGTGGATGATGATGATGTCGATTGCCGTGCAGTACGCTATCAGGTGCGGTTGCTCGACACCTCTTATGAAGTTTGCACCGGCCGTGTAGATTTTGATGAGGGGCGTGCCATCATCAGTGAAGGCATTGAACGTAATGAAGCTTATCAGGTACGTGCGCGGATCATTCCATATTCGGATCGTAAAACTGCTTGGTCAGCTTGGCAGACAGTGTCGGCTACCGAATACGGACCTATCACTGAGGATGATGTTGATTCCACACCTCCGCCTGCTATGCCCGATAATCCGGTATGGCTCCCGACTGTTTCTAATCGTCCGCAAGTTACGTCGGATGCTTCAAGGGATGAAGATGGTAAGATTATTATCACTGTCACTGTCGCCTTTGTGGAACATGCCAACCGACGCATCAATTACGAAGTCCGGGTCGCTATCGGGGCGGTGATCAAGTATTTCCCTGCCAAATCTTCACCGATCGAATTCAAAGCGCGATCAGGTATTGCTCTTGATATACGCGTGCGGCCAATCTCTACTTTTGGGGTCTTGGGGACTCTATCTGCAGCCACTACATTTACTCCCAGTAAAAATAGTACTGCTCCTGCTGACCCGACTAATTTCACTGCAACGTCTATTGCAGGAGGAGATGCACGGTATGGAAAGATTATGTTGGAGTGGGATTACCCCGTAGAAGCGGACTATGGCTATACACGCATTCGCTGGAAGAATGACTCTGATTTTACAGGTTCAACTACCCTTAAGAATATTAAAGGCGATGGGTGGGTAGTCGGTAATCTTGGCAACAACGTCACAAAGTATTTCTGGATCCAGCATTTCGACACGTCGGGTAATCCATCTGGACGCACGCCTGCAGGTAATGGTCGTCGAGGTGACACGCGTAGAATAGAGACTGATGATGTTGGTACAGGCGAAATTAAGGAAGACAACGTTGGGACTAATGCAGTCTCCAGAACTAAGATTAAAGATCTGGCAGTTGATACAGGTAAGCTTGATGATCTAGCAGTAAAAACCGGCAAGCTTGATGATGAAGCATCAACCACTGCCAAGATCCAAAAAGGTGCGGTAACTTACTACAAGAGTAAGTCTGGAAAGTATGTTGGCAGTTGGACTTCAGCTACATCGGTTGGCCCCTTTCAAATATTTGGAGCGGGTAATATTCGCTTCACTAACCCATCCGGAGCTGTTGAATTTGTATCCATTGACTATAAGATCAATTTGCGGATGTCTGCTGGTACGGGTATCGCAAAATCAATTTCTGCCTCGGTTATTCTGTATAAACAGCGTCTGGGAAGTTCCAAGAAAGTTCCGGTACATACTTTGAGGCTGTCATTGAAGAATAAGAAAGGTTCTAGTGCTGCAAAGGTTAAAACCTTGATAGGTAAGGCTCTTATTATAACCGGAAAGCCTGTTAAGGGGTCTACGTCAATATTTACAGCAGCTGTAAGAATTACTGGCGGTAATGCTACGTATGATATCGACGTAAAGAAGTATGTTGTGCTGGTTTCGGTAAACAAACGGTAGAAGGTGATTGCTATGACAATGGAAGTTCTTTACTACATTACCGCTACCGGGGAAATTTCCGGATCAGCTCAATACGAAGATGACACTTTGCCGGCGACAATAGACGCTGATATAGATCCACTGACGGAGGATTGGATCCTTGGTTCTGGGGATTATGACGAGGATTATATAACAGGAGGAGTTGTTACAGAACGCCCGCAGATTGTCGATTACAATGAAATTACTCTGCAGGCTAATGGAGTGACAAACCTTGACTTCGTACTACCCACTGGAACCAAGGTAACATACAACAATGCAACTGTAACTTCCACGGCGTCTGAACATTTTCAAGTACGCTCTGTTCTCAACGGAGAGTTCGTATTTGACTTTGATCCGCCCTTCCCCTACCGGCAGCTCCAACTCACGGTGATTTTCAATGCTGTATGATCTTGTACAAAAAGCCGCACCAACTAGTGTTACAGGGCTTTCCAAGCCGAAAGCAAATCGGATCAGCTATACTGAAGTGACCGATGAGCGCTTGGACTTCTATGTAATCTACAAGTATGCCAGCTCGTCAGATGCGGCAAGCCATATCAATATCCTCGAGACGATCGTTACCTATGAGACGATCTATTCCGATCATTCCAACATGACTGCAGGCGTTGCTTATTGGTATCGAGTCAGCTACTACGACACCGATGTCAATGAATCGTTGAAGTCAACAGCCATTTCGGTCACCTATCAGGCAATTCTCGACACGGACACGTCACAAGATGATCCTAATGTGCCGACGGTGGCACTGGCGTCCTATACTGGTGATTACGATAACGATGGAGACATCGATACAGGTCTTACCATCACTGCAACTCCTGGAACGGTTGACGCAACTCATCCGAAGGCTGTGAGTTATGTGGTACAACTCTGGAAGTCGGCAACCAGCGGTGGAACCTATGTGTTCCACAAGCGTTATCCTATGCCCGAAACCGTGCTTGAGGTTGAAGTCCCTCAGAAATGGTTCTACAAAGCAATCATTAAGGCAGTCGGATGGAATGGGGTTGCTTCGGCCTTTTCGACGCTACCTGTTGGAGCTACTGGAGTCCAACCAGCGCAGTACCTTGGTAGCATCCCGACGCCAGCAGCACCAACGATCACGCCAGTCGCAAACGGTATGGCTATTTCATGGCCGGATCCGTCTATCGCTGCCCCGACCTACAAGACGCACAAGGAGACAATCGTCTTCGTTGGGGGTGTAGAAGTATGGCGCGGCGCTGGTACGAAATTTACCGATACGACTGCCAGGACTGTCGACACGAGCTACACCTACACCCTGCAGAACGTTGACAAACAGGGACGAGTAGGAACGGTTAGCAGTGGGACTGCGGCTGTTTATCGTGCAGTTCGCGATACGGACACTTCGCAAGACGATCCTAATCCTCCATCTGTTTCCCTCGCCTCGTACACAGGTGATGCAGATAACGATGGAGACATTGACACTGGCTTAACGATCACGGTTACGCCGGGTGCTGTTGATGCCACACATCCGAAAGCGGTCAGCTATATTGTTCAGCTTTGGAAATCAACCTCTAGTGGCGGATCGTATTCATTCTTCAAGCGCTATCCGATGCCGGAAACGGTCCTGGAGGTTGCTGTTCCGCAGAAGTGGTTCTACAAGGCAGCTGTGCGTGCGGTCAGTTTTAATGGTATTGTGTCTACGCTAACGACTTTGCCTGTAGGTGCGACTGGCATACAGCCTGCACAATACCTAGGATCTATTCCTACCCCCGCTGCTCCGAGTGTTACGCCAGTTGCAAATGGTATGCAGATCGCGTGGACTGCTCCTGCGTACTCGACGCATAAAGAAACGATCGTATTCGCAGATGGTGTCGAAGTTTGGCGGGGTGCAGGTACTCGGTATATCGACGTTACACTTCGTTCTATTGGCACATCCTACACATACACTTTGCAGAACGTAGATAAGCAAAACCGTGTTGGAAGTGTGAGTTCTGGGGCTGCGGCTGTTTATCGGGGGCTGAGTGGTAACGAAAGCAACACTCTCGACGTCTCGGTGATGGCCGAGAATAACGATCTCAGCCTTGGTCCGAACATCGGTTGGTCAAACTCTACCCTGATTGTAAGTGATCCAACAAATGCCTATAAGGGTGAGTACGTTATCAAGAGAGCCTATACAGGCGCTGCATCCAGTACTACAAACCGGAATAAATACCTCTTTCCTGTGAGAGCAGGAGAAGTGTATTACATTGGAGGTATGCTTAAGACGGATGCTTCTTGGGCGGGCAGCTCGTATTACTACCGGATTAGTTTTTGCACGGATGCCACTGGTGCGACAGAAGTTGCAACAGCCAATGGGCCGATAAACACTACCGTAAACACCAGCTGGTTTGAGACTGGTGGATTTGTAACAGTCCCTACAACCTCAACGATTGCTTATGCTCGTATAGAATTTGTCACACTCAACCAGACCGCAGGAACTGTCTTCGGATCTCATTGCTACTGCCGTGCGGAAACCTCCAAGAGCGTTATGCCTGGAGGCATTTTGCAGACACAAGCTGACCAGTCTGCCCCATCTATCCCAACAGTCTCACTCGCCTCATATACCGGGGATATTGATGCTGATGGTGACGTGGACACAGGACTCACTATTACGGTCACCCCAGGTGTCGTGGATGCAACGTATCCAAAGGCTGTCGGTTACATTGTTCAGCTTTGGAAATCAACGACGAGCGGGGGGACATATACGCTTCACCGCAGAGTTCCGATGTCGGAAACGGTTACTGAAGTCAAGACGGCACAGAAATATTTCTACAAGGCAATCGTGAAGGCCATTAGCTTCAGTGGTGTGGTTTCTACGTTCTCCACGCTACCTTCTGGTACAACTGGAGAAGTACAACCAGCTAAGTATCTGGGATCTATTCCGACACCCTCGGCTCCGTCGGTCACTCCTATCGCTAACGGAATGTTGATCGCTTGGGCTGATCCTATCATTGCAACTCCAGCATTTACCAACCATAAAGAAACCATCGTCTTTGTTGGCGGGGTGGAAATCTGGAGAGGCAAGGGTACTAAGTTCACGGACACCACGATCCGAACGGTTGGCACCTCGTACACGTATACCCTTCAGAATGTTGATACACAATCGAGGGTTGGGAGCGTGAGCTCTGGGACAGCGATTGCCTACCGTGCAGCGAGCTCTGTTGAAATCGGAGTGGGTGCTGTAACCGCGAGCAACATTGGTCCTGATGCAGTTACCAGTGTTAGCTTGTCATCGTTTGACACATCGAATATGGTCCGCGACCCTCAGTGTCTGCACCCATCACTTTGGGCCACAAATAGTGGAATAATTGCCTCGACTGCTACCGGCTTGATCTCCGCAAGTACAAATCGTCTGACTAGCACGGCAAATACCGCAACTGTGTGGATAAGCTCTCTTGATACAGATATTGCTGTCGAGGTTGGTCGAGCATACTACGCATCCGCATTTATAGACATGAATACTGGTACGGCAAACATGCGGTTTATGATCCAATGGTTTTCCATGGACATCTCCGGTGTGACAACCTTGATTGCCACCGATACGCTATTCAATGGTTCGGTCTCAAGTTGGTTGGCTGTTAGCGGCGTTGCGGTTGCTCCCGCAAATGCGCGACGTGCTAAGATCCTGGTCCAGAAAGACGCCACGGCAACCGCGCTCGACTTCACCTTCCACAGCCCCACCTTTCGTAAGGCGACAGACTCCACGACGCTGACCACTGGTTATGGTTCTAACCAGTTTGAAAACGCTGATTTTGTCGCGGGCACAACTGGTTGGGGGATGCGTGCCTCTAACTTACCCGCGAACTTTGCACTCAGCCTGCGTACCGACACTTATGGTGTTGGGTACGGCTCTCTGCAAGTCTACCAGAACAATGGCACAACAGCTGTATACTACGATGCATGCCAATACAACCATTTGGGGGTCAGGCATTTTCCAATAACTCCCGCCAAGACATACGAGGCATCTGTTTACTACCTTGGACATCGTTACGATTCAGTTGTGCTGTATCTCCAATGGTTGGACAAAGATAAGGGGCATCTCTCTTTCTCTAACCTTGACTCCGCAACAACTCCTCGGGATAGCAACCCGGTTAGCCTCTTGTCCAACTATGGGCGCATGTGGGGTAAGGCTGTTGCGCCGACAGGGGCTGCTTACTGCATACCGTTCTTCCGTCATGGAGGTACACTTTCTGGGCAGGCTGATAGTTATGTCTGGTGGAACAGACCATTGTTCGGAGAATGTAACCCCAACCAGCTCGAGGCGTCGCCGTGGGTTCCTGGCCCTCTTACGATAGTCTCGTCCGGGTATACGGATCCAACTCCTCCTCCAGTACCGTCTGTCTCTCTTGCCTCGTATACCGGCGATGCCGATAATGATGGTACGGTTGACACTGGCCTCACGGTAACGGTCACCCCCGGTACTGCGACCACTGTAGACCCGGTCAGTTACATCGTACAGCTGTGGCGTTGCGACACCATAGGTGGAACCTATGTGTTCCACAAAAGGTATCCAATGCCTGAGACTGTTCGAGAAATTGAAGTCCCTCAACGGTATTTCTACAAAGCGATCGTAAAGGCCGTCAGCTTCAGTGGAGCTGTTTCTGCATTCTCGACGCTGCCGGGGGGATCTACAGGTGTACAGCCTGCCAAGTATCTCGGAACGATCCCAACACCTTCAGCCCCTGCAGTGACTCCTATTGCCGGTGGAATGTTGATTGCCTGGCCTGATCCAAAGATCGCAACGCCTGCGTACACCGCACATAAGGAGACGATTGTATTCGTCGGCGGCGTGGAAGTCTGGAGAGGTGCTGGAACTAAATTTACCGACCCAACTATTCGTACTGCCGGTACATCCTACACGTATACTCTTCAAAATGTGGATGTACAGGATCGCGTTGGAACTGTGAGCTCAGGAACGGCGGCAACCTATCGATTGATCGCAGCAACTGACACTACGCAGACTGCTCTGGCTGTACCTGGAAATATACCAGTACTGACTCAGACTAGTCAGGATATCGACGGGGATGGATCAACGGACATCGCAATTTCTGTTACGTACACGACAGTTGCTGGGGCGACGTCCCATGAGCTTGAAATCAGCACATGTACCACTGTTGGTGGAACGTATGTAGTTCAGGAAATTATCCCTGCCACTGTCTCCCTCAGTAAGGAATTTGCTGCACTCACTACCCTGTATTACAAGGTTCGTTCTCGTGGGGTAGGATTCAATGGTGTCGCTGGTGGATGGTCAAATCCATCGACCGCATTGAAGCCAGTGAAACCAGCGAACACTGTACCAACTGTCGGTACACCAACCGTTGTTGCCTTCGCAGGCTTCAATCGTGTAACAGCACCGACTGTGGCAATCAGCAATCTGAAAAGATACAATGTGTACTCATACATCGGGACAACAACTACCCCTGGTTCAGCAGTACTGGTTGGATCAATCACTGCAGGTAATCCCTTCGATGACGCTCGTACACTACTGGTGGATGGGAATACATGCTGGTATTATCTGACTGCAGTGGACAGCTGGGATAATGAAAGCGCAGCTAAATCTACAGGAGCGAGCACAGTATACCGAATCGTTGAACCTGGAGATGTGTCCTCAGATGCGATCATTCCCTCAAAGGTATTTCCGCGAGACTTCACGAAATTGAATCGTGATTCGGAAATGATCGAATTGGCTAATTATACGTTTACTAACGCACCGACAACTGCGCGTATTGTTAATACAACAATGGGTCCAAGTCGGTTTGCCATTTCCATGACACGAACTGGCTCAGCTGTAGACACCTACATGTACGGGACTAAAGATACTCCTGTGGAGGAATTTACTAGGTATTTGTTCTCAGGATATGTCAATATTCCTGCATCAACTGTTGCACTCATTTATGTCGAATGGTATAATGTTGATGTGAGCGGGATTCCTAGCAATCTTATATCCACATCAGCTGGCATAGCAGTTGCATCAGCTGCTGGAATTTCATCATTTGATGAAGTCTTCGTTGCTCCTGCTGCTGCACAGGCCGCTAGACTTGTAATTGAATTTACTGGGGGAACCACGACCAGTAATTTCCGGGTGGCTTCACTATGCTTTAGACGTATGATACATTCCCATGACTATGTTGATAGGTCAATTGACAACAACAAACTTAATGGCTTACCACTAAACTATCTCAGCGGCTTTGAACTCTCTAATTATGGGCCGGATCCGGTAAATGATATTGAGGTCGAAGTAGGTGAGTGTGCTAGTTCCGCCGGTGACCGTATTGTACTCGCTACATCCCTTGTAAAACGGTTGGATGCAGCATGGGCAGCTGGAGACAATGGAGGAGGGCTTGATACCGGAACAATTGCAAACGCGGTATACCATGTGTTTGCCATTCGCAACCCAACAACAGGGGTTTCGGATATAATATTTTCGACCGGTGTTACTGCACCAACTGTAATGCCATCCGGATACACACAGTCGAGACGCATCGGATCGATCATTCGAGTTGGAGGGACTATCCTACCCTTCTCCCAGAAGGGGGATGAATTCTTGCTAGTAACAGGAATACTTGATGTTAACGTTACTACACTGGGGACATCTGAGACCAGTCAATTACTAACAGTACCGACTGGTATCAAGGTTAATGCATTGGTCCGAATCAATGGTAGTAATGCATCTAGCTGGGCAGTGGCTGTTTCCAGCTATGATGAAGCGAATTTGCCGCCTAGCTTTGCAGGTGGTGTCGTTGACATCGGAGGAGGAGCTGGTGTCGCCAGTGCAACTCCTAAACAGGTACGTACTACCACTGCAGGGCTGGTGCGTTCAAGATCATCTGCAGCTTCTACCACGCTGCGTATCCTCACCTATGGGTGGATCGACACCCGCGGTAAGGGTTAACACAACATAACACCAACAGAAAGGACAAATTATTATGGACTACAAAAATGTGTCAAGACCTTCTGCCTTGAAAAGCGTTGAGACCCCTCTCGATGGAACGGAAGGGGCTGCAATTAGTGCAATCGGGCTCGATAGATCGGAGGATCCAGATTTTCCGGTACAGTTGGACATAGTGTATCGAAATGAACAAACCTTAGTAATTCCGGTACATGCGGATGGCAGAGCGGAAATAGGTTATATACTCAAGGACACAGTTGAAGCTTTCGATTGCCGTTCTTGGTTCATGTCTACCTATGCTCCTGAACCTACACCTGAAACTGTTCCAGAAGGTGGTGATGTGCCTTCTGAAAGTAGCTAACTAAAGCAGAGCAGTGCAGTGCAGTGCATACATGCATGAACGTTGATTAACTTACCTAGGAGGTAATTATGATTAAGGCAATTACAGTACTCAATGCTTTGAAGTTGTCCGGAGTTAATTCGGTATACATTAAGGCTATCCAGAACGCTGATGACACGAATCTCTGGGCTCAATGGGATATCTCTACTGATCTGCGTATGGCAATGTATCTGTCGCAGATTTTGACCGAGAGTGGCGGGCTTCGTTCTATTCGCGAGAACATGAGCTATTCGGCATCGCAGATCTCAAAGGTCTTCGGCGTCAATAAACACTCGGCTGCAGTCACCACAACCGAAGCTGCAAAGCTTGCACACAATCCGCAGGCACTTGCAGAACGCGTATATGGACTTGGCAATCCGCGGAAAGCACGTGAGCTCGGCAACACCCGTCCCGGAGACGGATATAAAATGCGTGGCGGAGGCCCTCTGCAAACAACTGGGGGTAATTCCTATAAACATGCGGGTGAACTCATCGGGATTGATCTCTATGGTAATCCTGATCTGATTGCAGATCCGCGGTATATTCTTCAGCCCTCACTTATCTTTTGGCGTGAACGTGGTTGCAACGTCCCCGCAGATGCTAACGACATTGCATCGCTCACCCGCAAGATTAACGGCGGTATGAATGGGTATGCAGATCGTGTTGCATGGTTTAACCGCATCTGGAAAATTATTCAGGCATCTCCCACCACCTCTACCGAAGAGTCCCCAATAAGTGTCGGTACGGGCGATCCTGAAATAAGAGCACTGCAATATGCCCTTAATACGCTCGGCGCCAACCCTCGGCTCAAAGAAGATGGGATCATGGGTAAAGCGACTGAGACTGCTGTACGAGCATTTCAAAGAGCAAACAAGCTCCACGTCGATGGGATTGTTGGGCCAGTAACGCAAGCGGCCATTGATGCACGTATGTCGCCTGGGAAAGTTGCGCCTCTTTTGTCGACGACTCAAGAGCCTATCGTAGAACATGCAACTGCACGTAACCTAGGAGCCAGTTTGACTGCTGTTAGTGTAGTCGCTGAACAAGGGCTTAGCAAAGTCCAACAGGTAAAAGAGATGCTTGGCGACAATATCTATCTCCAAGTAGGTTTGGGCGTTGTGCTTCTAGCGGGCCTTGGATTTATTCTCTATGCCTACATCAGCAAATATATGCGTGAGAACACCACGATTCTTCTTGGCAAGGAGGACTAACCAATGGATACACTCATAACTATTGGTATGGGCCTTGCTACAGTCGTTGGAATGATTCTTTCGGCACTATTCTTCGGCGAGAAGCGAGGCCGCGATAAAGAAGTCAAGAAGCAACTGGCAAAGTCTCTCGAAAACGAAAGGACACGGAACAATGTTGAAGATCAAGTACGGCGTGCTCATGTCGATGTTACTGATGCCGGTGTTGACGGCTTGCACGACAAATTCTACCGGGACTGAATGCGCTGGGTGGAGGAGTCTTTCTCCCAGTCGTTCGGATACTACTGAAACACAATTGCAGATCAAGGTGCATAACGCCTATGGTGTGCAGATAGGATGCTGGAAGGAACCCAAGTAAGCCTCCTACATGGGCTACTGACAGCAGAAGAGAGGGCTCATCACCCTCTCTTCACTTTATTCAGGCAGTGCACAAACTAGCCGAAGCAATTACCGCTACTGCACTCAGTCGTCGGGATTGGTGGCCGATGGAGATTGGGAATCACTGAATGAAGGCATTGAGATAGGCTTCAATACTTCCAGCGTGTCGGCAATTCGCTTCAGGCTGATAGCGATCGATGACCAGATATACTGTTCACGCAAGTCATCATTCGCTTCAGGTTCTAAGTGCTTTACAATTGGCGATACCATGTTGGCCTCCTATTTGCCGACTTTGGATAGTGCAAGGAATTCCTGTCGCAGTTCAGGGACTTCACGGAACTTCCCGCTTAGGCGAGAGGTAACAGTTTCAGATCCAGCATCACGTACTCCTCGAAGACGTACACAGTAATGTTCGGCGCGTATAACAACGGCGACATCATCAGTGTCCAGGATGTACCGAAGAGCTGCAGCGACTTGTTCTGTAAGCCTCTCTTGGATCTGCGGCCTCCGTGCGAAGAAGTCCACCACCCGGTTGAATTTGGAAAGCCCAAGAACTTTATCCCCGGGCACATATCCGATAGTAGCCTTACCCACAAAGGGCAGGAAGTGGTGCTCACACAAGGACATAACGTTGATGTTGTCGACAGCAACCATCTCCTGATAATGCATTTTGTTCTCAACGGTGGTAGATTTGGGAAAGTGGCCATAGTCAAGCCCCGTGAAGATTTCATCGCAATACATCTTGGCGACACGCTTCGGGGTATCCTTCAAGCTGTCGTCATCACGATCGAGGCCGAGGTGATTCATTATACCAGCAAACTGCTCGCAAATGACTCCCTTGGCATCAACGCTTCGGTCAATATTCACCATAGGAGTCTCAAGCCCGAGGGCTTTCAACAACTCATGGATTTCCATCCCAAGATTCTTGTCATATTCTGCCATGTGATAGTCTCCTCTGATTCTTTCTTCCCCATTAGGGGACCGCAAACATTGTATACACAATCATTGTTTGTTTGGGTGATTGGTTAGATCTTCGAGTTTCGGAACTTATAGTGGAGATGCATCAAGTCGGGATGTGCCTCCATAATCATGTCTTGATAGAGTGCTGGGTAGCGAATGAGAAACTGGTCAGCCACATTTCCGAAGGCTTCGACGATTTCGATCTCGGCGCCGGGAGATGTACGATTCTCAATGACATGCCGCCATGCACGATGATTGCCGGTGACGATGATGTTGGTATTGACACCGCCAGGAACCATCCGACGCATTGCAGAGGTCAACGACTTCTTAATGTGAAAGGACACACCATCATTGTCAATGCCCCAATCATGAATCATATCATTGATAGCCGTTTTTGCATGAGCACTAATTTCTGAAACGTTATCAACAAACTGTTGTTGCGCCTCTTGTATCCAAGTTTCACGCTCTTCACCTAAGTACTCTTTATTATGGTCGAAGAGTTCTCCAAGTGCCGAGGTTAAATCAGGAATCCAGACGTCAAAGGAATCCAGTCGAACGAACCGCTGACTTTCTTGGCTGTATGCCATTCCAGGCCGATGACGAACGAGTTCGTGCGTGAGGATACGACTCACATCGCAGAAGGCGACTGAGGTAGAAGAATGCTCGAAAATACTGCCATGCTTCTGCTTCATGACATTGCCGAGATATTCCCAGTTACCTTCCCGAACCTTGGTGATATTCGGATTCAGTTCGGTGCCGAAGCTCTTGTAGCACAGCCTCCCAGCGACCTCGGAAAGAACAGCTGCAGCATTCCCGGTGTTCGTATTCCAAGTAGGGGCGCCGAGATGATTGAGCAGCCCATCGAGCCCGTCGTGTACGATACCCGTTTCTGCGATGATGAATGCCTTCATAGTTAGCGCCCCCAGCCAGAAGATTTCGTTTCCTTGATCCACTTATGCGCGACCTCCAGCAACATCGGAGCGCCTGCAGAATTGCTGTTGACGATCGGACGATCATCAATCAGCGTACCTTGATGCTGCGCGTCGACGAGGATAGCAGCGCATGCCATGATGTGACCGAGATGCTTGATACCAGAGTCATCCGCGCAATCTTCGCCGTCGAGATAGTCCATGCAGTGACGCTTGATTGCTGCGATGTAGGTACGAGCCTGAATCGGCTCAACGCGCCAATTGTAGGGACCATACTTCGTCGCACCATCCATCAAGGCTAGAGCCATGTGGATTTCGGCCGCCGGCGGAATCAGAGTCAAATCGACTTTTGCCGCGCCGATCTTATCTTTCGGATTAACGCCGACTTCACCATTGGCATTCTTCAGACCGATGACGCGATTTCGCCCTATCAGATCTTTCTGCTCAGCCTTTGGCATTGCAGGTGCAGGAGGTATAGGCGACATAGCGAAATCGTCTACCGCTGCTGCACTCATGAAAGTCTGGTCGTCCAGATCAATATCGGGTTTTGCCTCGTTTGATGACAGGCCCAGCTTGCCGAGCACCATCTGCTCGTCGACTGTTTCCATCGCTTGTTTCAGGCCGTTCTGCTGATCGGTTGCTCGTACCATTGTCTTCTTCCTTTTCCTTTGGTTGATGTTGTTGATCATTGACTTCGTAGGCTAACGCAGGCCAATATGGATGAACAAATGCCCACACTAACCGCATTTAGAATAACCGCATTGCATGCAGTGCATGCATCCTTCTTCACGAACGAACGTAGGAGCTTGGCACTTGGGGCATACTTCACCCAATGCATAGCTTTGCTTACCATCTTTTCTGGGAACTTCAGTTATTGTCGGTGCATCGCCAGTCTGCAAATGCTGTTCCAGAATATTACCAATCTGTGCGGGAAGTGATCCTACATATCTTCCTTTTACCCACGCTCCCCCATTCACAGATTGGATCTGCTTGAGTTCCTGTGGTACAAACGATATATCTCCCCCCTTACGGAAGATGGCAGTGATCATAAGCGATAGCGCTGTAGTCCATTCAGAATGGGTTCCATCCTTGGAGGTAATAAATACTTCGTAGGGATGCCCATTCATCATGGAGTTGATGGTAAGATAGAATGCAGCTCCATGGTTAGGCCATTTAACTTTATATGTAGTCCCGTGAAGCACGTCGGGACGATCGATAATTTCTCCGAAGAGAGTGGTGGTTCCATTTCCTGCGTTACTCGTGGTGCCATCATCCACGGCCGAAAGTATTGATCCACGAACATCAGATGGTCTGTACGTAGTGCACCCTTTGCATCCAGACTGGTATGCAAGGCTGTAGACTGTGACAAATTCGGCATAGGTGATATCCTTTGCTACATTCGTGGTCTTCGACACCGATGCATCGATCCATCGCTGGATACGGCTCTGCATTAGAATATGGTCGTGAATGTTAAGGTCTTCGATGCTAACGAAGTACGAAGGTAGCTGATCGAGTGGCCCCTTGTTGATATCGACATACGGCTGATTCATGTAGTACCAGAGCCGTGCTCCATACTGCATGTTCTTATAGGTCTTGAATGTTTCGCCATCAGCCTGACGCACCTTGCGATCCATGATCCACATGTATGCAGGCTCCAACCCACCAGCTGGATTGAGATACACGATGGAAGTCGTTCCAGTCGGTGCAACAGTATTCAGCACCAGATTGCGAATGCCATACTTGCGGATCTCGTCCTTCATGTGGGTGGGAAGTTTGCTTGCAATACTCTGGCCGCCGTTACCCTCGAGATATTCTTCGATATGTCCGACAAGCGCTGGCGCCATACCACGTTCTTTGGCCAACTCGATAGATTCCTCATAGCTGGCAATCATGATAGTATATGCAACTTTGTCGGCAAATTCTTGAGCACGGATACTGCCATAACGAATCCGCAACTGCACCAACGCATCAGCGAGTCCAGTGAACCCCAATCCGATACGTCGTTTCGCCATCTGTTCGAGTCGCTGCTCTTCAAGTGGATACCGGGTTACATCGATGACATTGTCGAGGAAACGAATGCCAATCTTGACGATAGTCTTCAGCAGACTCCAGTTGAATGCCGCCGAATCGCTGAACGGATCCATAACCATTCGTGCCAAATTCGGATGACCAAGATTGCAGGTCGCATGAGGAGGCAGAGGCTGTTCACCGCACGGATTTGTGCAGGCGATCTCTTCGCAGAAATATAGGTTGTTGGTATCGTTAACCCGATCGATGAAGATAACCCCCGGCTCCGAATACTCATAAGTGTTCTTGGTAATCATCTCGTGCAGTTCGCGAGCCTTCCAAGTGGAATACACGTACTGCTGTACACCATCGTCATCGACGAAATCCAGGTCGATAAGTGCCTCGGAACGATTTGCAGGAGGAACATTGAAATGTAGCATCCATTCTTCATCCTCAGCGACGGCTTCCATGAAAGCGTCGGAGACGAGAACGCTGACGTTAAAATTTGTCAACTCGCCCTTCTTCTGCTTGGCAATAATGAATGCGGGCAAATCTGGATGCGTATCACGCAGAGTGCCCATCATTGCCCCACGACGATCGCCAGAAGACCGAATCGTCTCGCACCACGTATTCCAGCCGCGCATAAACGGCAAAATGCCAGAGGAGACAGAATTGGTCCGATAGACAATTGCACCTGCTGGACGAATGGTAGAGAAGTCTGTCCCCATCCCACCGCCTTGTTGCATCGTCAACATCGTATTATCATGTCCGATAAGAATCGAATCCATGGAGTCTTCGATCTTGCCGTTGACAAAGCAATTCATCAACGTAACACGCTTCGCTGTCCCAGCACCCGCAAGAATACGACCTGCAGGCATCCAGAGATAATTGCGCATTGCATCCGCCGCGATATGCTTGGCATATTCATCATCGTCGTTGAGATAGATGCCTTCGCAAACACGTCCAACGATATCATTCCAGGCCCCTTCATTCTCGTAGGCGTATTTACCGATCATGACATCTTCGATCAACGGATTTTTTTCGGTCTGAATCTTCATTGCCAGCTGTAGATGTACAGGATCGATAACGTTAACAAAAGGTACATGCGTGGTGTGCTCTTTAGACATGATAAACTCCTGAACGGGTGTTATTGTTGTTTGTTACTTAGGTGGTTGAGACGTTGGCGGATTTTTCGCATTAAATCTGCCTGTGGCAATTTTTCCGTTAGACGGGAATGCCAAGATAGTAGCAGAGGTGGTGGCCTGCGTTTCCGGGGATTTATTAAGGAGTTGTTCCCCATGGATAATATTTCTTCGCAAGTCGAATGCTTGTACATGAAGCGGACTTCCGACTGCGGTATTAGCAATAATGCACGAAAGACTTTCAAGGGCTTTTTGAGTGGGAATTTTCTCTGCGGAAGTCCCTTGCCATGCTCCTGAGACCTTCCAGAATAGCGATTGTAGTTCCTGCTGCGTATAATGCTGTTGATGCATGAGATTCTCCATCTTACATTATATTATATACTTTGACACTCTAGTCAATCAAGTGGCAAAATGATGGTAGGTCTAAATTAAAAGATGGGCGGAGTCTTCCAGAAACTTCGATAGCTTGTCCATCGAACCCCAGCGCATTCCCGCTTTACAGTCTGCTTGGAACGGAATACGAGTAATGCCCCAATCAATTGGTACCTGTTCCATCTCCGCTTTGGTAATAGCAGCGGCTTGTCGTATAATCTCACGATCCAGGGGAGCTTCCAGAATAACCGAGTCGTGTACGGTGTTGACGATCGTAGTGTCATATTCCTCTTTAAGACGCCTCTGTACACGCATGCCTCCATGGATTGTAATGGTACTGGCAGTACTCTGATGCGGGAAGTTGGCGGCTTCATTTTGCATGCCGACCAAAACTTCCGGCGATACAATTTGGAACCTCTTTTTATGGCCGAAACATGTTACCAGATTTTGCCCGCGCAATGGAGCATTTCGGCACAGCTCGATAAATTTCCAGGCGTCAGGAAACTTTCTGGCCCAACCACTTAACATACGAGCCGCTTCCTGTGGTGTATCTTCAATTTGTTCCGCAAGCCCAAACGATGTAATGCCATAGACGATACCGAAGTTGACGTTCTTGGAACGCATCTTCTGCTCTTCGACGATACGGTCAATCGGATTGGCTTCAGAGATGTACCATTTATTTCGGTACTTCTCGATAAGGTGCTCGTCCCAGTCTGATGCCATCCCGTAAAGTTCTTTGCGCACTTCTTCGTGCAGGCCTTTAGAGTCGGGGTCAACGTAGATGTTGCAGAGAGCCTCATCGCCTGATAGCGCGGCCAGCGAACGAAGCTCCGCCTGGTTAAGGTCGACTTCGATAAAGCAATATCCTGGTCTGGGAATAAACTGACCACGTAGAGCGGGGTCGCGTGGAATGTTTTGAAGGTTTGGATCGCGGCATGCGAGACGACCCGTAGCAGTGCCGTGAAGAAGGTATGACGGGTGTACGCGGCCATCCGAGGCGATGTTCTCGAGAGCAGGCGTGACATAAGTAGTTAATCCTTTGTTGATTTTCCGGTACTTGCGAAGCGCAAGAACTACTGGGACATCAGGAAGCTTGTCAAGCGTCTTAGCGTCGGTACTTCTTTCCTTCGAAGGTATTTTGAGCGTATTATACAGTAGGTCAACAAGCTGTGCAGGGGAGTTGGGATTGATTGGACCGTAACCTGAATCAATAGCGATCTGGTTGATTGTATCGCGATGCCCCTGCGCACGACTACCATAGTCTGCTGCATTCTCGGCTACTCGCTGTGTGTCAACCATCATCCCACACTTTTCGATCTCTGCCAAGTAATGCGAGGCAGGAATCAAGGTTTTCGTGTAGAGTCTCTCACTTCCCTTATCAGCCGCCACAAGTGGACGGAGAACTCCATGCAAATTGAAAGTATTGGCAATATCGTATACCATGTACTTAAAAAGTACTGGCCAAGGAATTACATCATAGGAATCATTCTTCTTCTTGTGCTGGTCGAGTACGCCTTTCCAATCAGGGCTTCCCAACCAATCAGAGGAGAGTGTTTCAAGGTCGTGTATACCTCGAGTCTCATCCAATGAATAGGATTGAAGCATTGTGTCTTCATCAACACGAGCTTGTTGTCCAATCGCGTGGTAGAACTTGACGTCGAACTTGCCATTCTGCCAGCAGTATTGAACCTTCTCTTTCGGTTCATCCCACATAGGTGCAAGGTTCTTGGTAAAGTTTTGTGTCTGGGAAATATCCCGCTTCTTACCTGGAATAACATATACATGTTTACCGTCGAGCGAGAATCCCTGACATAAGATATGATTGTCAAGGAATGAGAATCCGCTTGTTTCAACGTCTCCCGCAATCAGTCCTTCATGCTTGCGAACAAGTCCCAGGAAATGATTGACATGATGAATGCTCTTGCAAATCTCCCAGGTAGGATATTCGAATACTCTCGGTTTCCCACCATTTGCCAAACGCATCGCATAGGCAACATCCATCTTGAACTGCCGAAACGACCCATTACCTCTCAACAAATATGCAGGATGGGTAGCTGCTACGATTCCCACTTCAGCGAGTGGACTTTCAAAGAGTTGACCACGAACTTTGGTAATCTTGAGAGAATGGTCTCCCGTCAGTGCCCAGAGAGCTGCATTACCTAATGCTAGAATAACTCGTCGCGGATGCTTCTTTACTTCTGCCTGTACGTCCTTACGATATTGTTCCACAAGATTGTGGACTTTTTCCTGTTTGCTATCCTTATTATCCCCTTGTACCATGTGGGGAATAACGTTAGTAAAGAAAGGAGCAGGATACTCTGCATACTGCTTTAGTGCTTCTTCCAGAATCATACCAGAGGGCCCAACGAAGGGCAGTTTCTGCTTCATTTCTTGTGTACCGGGAGCTTCGCCTATAATCAGAAACGACGAATCCTCAGGCCCTTTGGTATAATGTGGCATTTTCTTCCCCTAGATGAAATGAATTACTTGTTCTTCGCCGTGTATAATCTTGGTCCGAAGGAGATAGTCGATATATTCTCTAACCCGCGGATTATAAGAATCTTCCGGAATGTTAAAGAACACTACCCGTTTGACTCTACTACCAGCTAGTCCTGCATATCGTGAGATATAACGGGCATTAACGTGTGGAATAGCTCGAGCAACTATGTCACGATGGGTTTCATTCTCGCAGACATAAAGACACTCCCATATACCATCAGGCGGCTTTCCGTAGGGAGCTTCCGAAGTACGCGGCAATGTCAGCGATAGTTTCCCCTCGCCTATCATTGTGCCACCCAACGGATCATCTGCCGGTAGTTCTCCAGCATCAGCTCGTTAAACTTGGTATTCGGATCATCCCACCATTTTCCGCGGGAAGGAAGATCGGCATCAAGACCCATTGACATCCGGAGGCCGAGCGAAGCCGCACGAATAGGGACCGCTGAATCAATACCGGAGACGGCATGATGGCGAGCGGAAAGGACATCGTCAACGATATCATCGGAGAAGCCCAGAAGGTGTATATTACGATGCTTATTAAGCACTCTGACAATATCGATTGCTTCACGACGTGACCCCAATCCTTTGATGTTGTAGTTGCGCGGAATACCCCACCAGCCAATACGCATATCGTCGGCGAAAGCTTCTGCACAACGAGCAAACTCACCAGGCGTCTTGCCTTGCGGAACAATCATGAACGAATATTCGAACAGTCTGTTGCCGAAATATGCCGTCCAGATATCGAGAGCGGCCAAACAAGAATCAATCGTTGCATCGCAATCCAGCAATACATCCGGCAGAACGATGACATTGGCTCCAACAATTTTGGCAGCTTCGAGAACTACTGCCTTGTCAACAGCATGCCCGAGTTCAATGACGGAGTTGTCGAGGATGATAGTCTTGGAGAAATATTTGCTGAACTGCTTGAAGGTTTCAGCATATTCTTTTGGATGCGCCAATACATCATGTGCCAACGGCAGATGATATGCAACAGCACTGGATAGCTTTGAACGCGCTAACAACTTATCCAGAATGTGAATAGGGCAGACAGGTGCGAATCTCGCCATGTATATTACTCCTCATTGAAGTCTGTGCTGACTTCCGCTTGAATTGCAGTTTCGATAGATTCCAGCTGTACTTTGAGCGTACCGATTCGGACCAAAGCATCGGGGTAATTAAAGCTCTCGAGCATGTCGAGAATTTCATCACATGCCTCTTTGATATCCTCTAGTACATCCTCAGCCAGAAATGCATTGGCATTGTCATTTTCCTCTTTATCAGTCATGCGTTACACTCCCATCTTGTTTGCCCAGATCAGCGTATGCAGCTGGGGCAGAAAACGGAATTTAGATAGGATTGGGTCGTGTTGAATATCCTCGTAGAGAACCCGGAAAGAGCTTAATAACCCCTTTACGAGTTCATCGTTGGTAATACCGTCATCGAGCCCTGGAGGATAAGTGTTGCCGAGCGATAGAAACCACTCATCTGCAGCAAACACATTTTCAAATTCTCGGAATATTTCTTTTGCGAAGTCTAAATCTCGCTGGTCGAAGACTACGATCTTCATGCAACGCTTTTTCATCATCGAAGAAGTCGCTTGCACAAAGTCACGCAACACCTTGATATTAGTAACTTCTCCCATTCCCGGACCTTTAGGAGAGATAGTCAAGTAATCGACTTCATTGACCCACATTGGTGACAGCGTCCCCTGCGTTTCAACATTGATCTTCATACCTTGATACTGCAGGAGATCGACGAGTCGCATAAGTCCGTGGATACAAGGATTGCCTCCAGAGAAGGTCACCCAAGATGGTCCAGGCTTATCATCAATATGTTTCCATAATGCTGCAGCAATTTCATCTTGCGTCAACATCATCGCATTGGCTTTAACGCTCCTAGGGTCTACCGCATGCATCGAATCGCACATAGCGCAGCGATAATCACACAACCCAAAGCGAAGGAAATATGTCTGGTAACCAACTTGTGCCCCTTCGCCTTGCACAGTCGGTCCGAAGATTTCCATCAACGGAATCTTCTTCTGCGGGATCATGTTGTCTTCGCTTTGTGTGCCCATTATACTGCCCTCAACGAAGACTGATTGACTGGAGTTGCTGGTACTCGAATGACTTTCGCCGAGTTACCAGCATGTTCGCGAACTTCCACCTGTGCCAATACACAGCGGGGGGCATAGCCATTAGAGGTCAGCCACATATCGGCGTAATGCCAGATTGCTTCAGCGAACTTTTCGCATCCGCAAGCAGGTAAGATCCGCATGTCGATGATTTTGGCCTCGTGCATTTCGAGGAAAGTACCCAACTTGGGATCATCCTCGGCAATTACGGTCTTATGGTCGAAAGTATCTTCCAGCCACCCCTTGAGGGATTTAAGACTTCCGAAATCAACCACCCAGTTACGTGCATCCAACTCTGTCGCCTCGAACGTAAAGATAACTTCCAGGCTGTAGCCGTGGAGGAATCGGCAATGCGATTCAGCGCGCCACTGGCGAAAACAGCAAGAAAGACCTACACTGTGTGTGTAAGTCTTCGTTGACTGGTATTTCAAGGTTGGTTCTGCTTCTGCGTCGTTACCCATTGTAGGGCTCCCACTCCTGCTGATTCGGTACAATCGCTACCGAAAAGATTTCTTTATAGACGTGCGATCGGAGCCGCGAAATAACTCCGTCGTCGGGCTTTTCGATATTGACATACACATCATTGACATACGCGAATATGCGAGTACCGAAAATGAGCACATCAGGATTCACCGTGAATGGGGCGAGCACAATACGCTTTACCAAATGCCCCGAATCTGTAAGTAGGGTTGCATACATGACATTCTCCTGTTGAAAAGGAAAGAGCCTAGGCCACTTCTAGCCCAGACTCACCGCTACCTCACTTAGGCAGCATACACTGTGGGATCAGGAACGCCGGCGCAGACGAATGCGTTCTTGCGAGCACGACACGTCGGGCACTTGCCGCAATGGATCTCGCCGTTATCGTAGCAAGACCAGGTATCGCCCCAACGAACACCGCACTTCTCGCCGAGAGCAACAACTTCAGCCTTCTCGAGCCACTGCAATGGCGTCGCCAACCGAATCGTATTGTAGGAGCCCGTGTAGATCGCGTTGGCCATGCTCCCATTGAATTCCGGCGTGCAATCAGGATATGCCCAGTTCGCAGAGTCTTCAGCGTGAGCACCATAATAAATAGTCACCAAATCTTTGGCTTCCTCGGTCGCTATCTGCTTGGCTTCCGGATTCCCTTCCCACAGTGCTTCTTCCTTCGCAATCTCGGCGTTAACGTACCGCTGAGCGAAAGCCGTCAAGGCCGACAACATCAGACCGTTGCGAAAAGGAACGTAGGATGGCGAGACACCCTTCAGCTCGGAGTAGTCCTTGTCAACCATGTCCATCGTGCCGACAGATTCTGCCGACAGAAGAATTTCCTTGCCGGAGAGAAGATTGCCGATGTCGAGAATCGTATGCTTGATGCCGAGACGCTTGCAGGTATCAGCTGCGAAGATCAGTTCACGCTTGTGACGTTGACCGTAGTTGATGGAGACCGCTTCGACCCAGGGGATCTCAACGTGACTTCCATCATGCTTCCGAAGAGTTTCGGCGATGATGTCTTTGTCACCATAGCTGAATTCGATACCAGGATCTTCCGGCATGTTGTCGAAGATGGCCTTGTGCAGGCATGTGGTGGAATCAAGACCACCGGAGAGAAGAACGAATGCTTTCTTTTGCATGGGCTTGTTCCCTTATTGTTTTGGGTTGTGGAGTGGGCCTACTCGAGGTCTCGGGTGGAGAAGTTCCGAGGAGGTCCGTTTTCTCTATGAGTTACTGGGGGAGTATTCGCATTCCCCTGCTCAAGATACCGCCGGAGTTCATCTTCGTAGATGATCCAAGACCCACCTAGCTTGACACTGTGGAAGTGGGCTTGGAGCCGATGCTTCCGTATTGTCTGGTATGTGACCCCCAGGGCTTTCGCCAGATTGTTGAGGGTCACATACTTTCGGCCGAGCAGCTCTTCCAATGGCAGCTTCTCAAGCACACTAGTCGGCTTGAGCTCTTCCATTGCGGATGTTCTTAGAAGAACGAGTCGCCGGAGGGAGCACCACCTTCAGCGGGAGCCAGGATCGACTGGATACGTGCCTGGGGTTCGCCGTTGTAGTCTTCGTGCTTGATCTTCAGGCGCACAGCCTTGCCCAGGAGAATGCCGTCATCGGCGATCTTCTGCGGATTGAAGGGGCCGGCAAAGATGGTCGGATCGATGCGATTGAGGGCCGTCTTCGTACCGGCAAGCGCGGCCGCGGAGAAGGAAGCGTAGAAGTAGAGCTTGCGACCGTTGTAGTCGCCGCCGTTGATCTCGAACTGAAACTCGAACATCGGCTTGCCGGAGTTCTTCGAAATCTTGTATTCGCAGGAATCGACGACAGCGTCGTAGATGCCTTTGGGAATCGCCTCGAAGCGCATTTCCTCGATATTGGAAAGGTCGATCATGACGCTGCCGCCATCTTCGAATACTGCCGAGGAATATGTGTCTTCAGAGACTTCAGCTGCTTTGGTCTTGGCCATGGAAAATTCCTTTTGTTGGCTTTCGTTTCGTTGCTTTGTTGCGAGGTTTCGGTAAGCGAACCTAATCACTAGTTCCCTGGAGAGCCTCTTCCAGTATAGGGTAACGTCAGCGCTGTCACGGCCCGAATCGTTTGGCTGCTAACGCTACCGCTACTGCACTCACTTCAACAGTTTGATGTCCTTCATGATGGAGGCCATCGACGGATTGTCGAAGTAAGGATGGGGGTAAACAGAGCGCCGATTCTTGGCGTCGAATTTGGGGCCGGACGAAATCGGCTGGATGTAAACACGCCGAGCTGCTTCGATTTGACCTTCAGGAACCGCACCAACAGTAATCCAGCCGACGATGTCGACAAATCCCTGCACTTGCGCCGAAAGCTTGCCGGTAAGAGCAGGAGTGTAGTGGTGGCGCTTCTGTTCGTCTTGGGTATACTGCTCAGCGCATGTCATGAGCACATGCATCGGCAGATTGCGAAAGGCACGAACCAGCAGTTTGACCATTTCGTTGTTTTTGCGGAACTCAGGCCAACCAGCGGTATCGATGTCTTCGTGAATGACTTTCTCGGAATCGATGCCAAGAATACCGTAGGTGCAATAGACCTCGATTTCAGTCAGCGAATCCAGGATGACGGTACGGAAACGTGGCGCCACAGGAATCTCGGCAAGCGGAATACCCGAGACCTGGGAATACAGCTGCTTCATCTTGACTTCGTCGTTGCGGTCACGAGCAGCACAGTAGGCTGTCAGAAACTCGTTAATCTGGGCGACTGCCTTGAAAGTCGTCACCTTGATTTCGAAGATGCCTTCAGGATTCTTGATGCGAGGCGAATCGGCGATTGTCATCGAGCCGGATTCTGCCGAAATCAGAAGGACATCACACATCTCGGGAACATCGACAGCTGTTGCGAACAGTTCTGTTTTGCCGGCGCCATGACGCCCGTAGACGATCATCTTGATCCAACGTTCCACACTGTGAAATGGCTTGATTTGAAAAGGTGCGTTGACTACGCGATGAGCATTCGTAGCCTTCGAAGGATCCCCACTGTTGGGGTTCACGGCCTGCGCAGAGACATTCGTATTCGGAGCGGATGCCGGCTTTGGCATCGCAGCATTGACTTCAGCCATTTTGTTAATCCTTCAGGTTCAGCGTTACGCTTGGGGTTAAAACATCCATCCAGTCATCTTTAGCCTGTGGAAGATACTTGCGCCAGCGGTCATACTCTTTGTCACGCGGCTGCATCAGTATGTCCAATTCGTATTGGTAGTCCGATCCATCATCGAGCGATGTGCATGCACCGTTAAACGGACACATATATTGGCACGTGCGATCAGGATTCGGATATAGTGCGAGATTGGGATTCAACATCTCCTCGACCTCGAGAAGGATCTTAACGCCTTCTGCCTCACATTGATGGGCATTACGGCGAGCTCTATCACGACGGACAAACTTATCGCTGTCCATATCTTCCTGTCCCACGAGATAATCAAGCATGTCACGATAGTCTGTGGGAGCCTTTTCAACAGAACCATAAATATTGGTCATCACACGACGTAACGAACGATGGGTAATCAGCTGGTCTTTCGCCTGCGATAGTCGTCCATTAGATAATAGTCGCGGTTCGTGCGGCAATTCTTTTCGATGCTGCTGGTATATAACACCGGTAATTGGGCGTCCATAAATGAGGTTTCCTGCCCAGCAGTATGAAGAGACTTGGGTATCATTGTCAAGATGGAGGGTCTGGATAGTTTTTGCGGATTTATATTCCACAATCCAAAGTTGTCCATGTTCGTCTTCGATAACTCGGTCCAACGTTCCGGAATAATCAACTCGATCGTACCCATACGCAGTTGCGTCAAAGGGTAACTCGACACGAAAGTTGACCTCTAATTGGGGGACGCCGTTGAAGACATAAGTCTTGAGAGGGTCGCGATTGCGCATCCAATCGTCAGTGTAATACGATAGCATGCCTGTGGCGAGTGTTGTAAGCTCGTCGATGTCCGCAGGGAGGCGGTTAACATCACGTCGGGCAGCTCGTTTAGTCGCCTCGACATAAATCTGGAAAGCTTCTGCAGCTGATCCCCACTTTTGAGCGCCGTGAAAATCTTCCAATGCAAAGTGAAAGCCTGTTCCCATCCACAACGGCGCGGGATTTTGCTTGACGCCAAGATTCCCACGAAGGTGAGAGCTCCATCCCCAGCGTCTCCGACATTTCCGATATGAGATTCGATCCGATGTACGGATAACAGCCACGCGAGGAGCATTATTTCCGATTTCAAAGTCTGCCGGGCGCGCATCAAATTCATACGCAGCAGGATTCCAGGTGTCGTTTGTTGAGTCATAAGTACTCATCCGCATCAATTCCCATCAAAATCATTACTTATCAATATATATCAATTTAGAAAGTCCATCAATGGGCTTTAAAAAGTCCCTTAATGCACTATAAATCTTAATCGCCGGACAGATCTTGGCCTTCGATGGTCATTCCTTTCGGCGCACAGCCTGGTTGGCGCACTTCAAGAAATTCCATCTTATATCTTTTGACCATTGCCAAGCGAAGATGCGGTTGATATCGCGCTACAATCTTGGCCAACAACTCGTATGTAATGGCAAGACCAAAACATCCGGTCAATTGATAGCGAGGGGCACGCCTCCAACGCTTTTGGGATTCAACATGGCGTTTCCACCAGTGGCTCCAGAGTTTCATCGGCTCTTCCCAGTTGGTATAGAAGACAGGAAAATCTTGATACTTACCGTCGATCTCTACCATCTGCATATGCCGCAGAGGAAACTGTCCTTCACAGCGAGCAAATTTCTCTTCAGGCGTCAATTCACGTTCGTACGTGGTAATTTCTTGATAGCCGGGGGGACATTTAGTATGCCAAGGACCTCGTAATACAGCTTTACGCCCATCTTTCATGGTAATAGGGAAGTGCCGACCGCCATATCCCTCGGATTGGCTCGTCGCCCATCGCTTTTCGGTCTCAGCGATGCGCACATTATAGTCAGGCGTCCCGTTAGCTTTCTTTCCCCACTCCAGAAACTTGGTTTCGTAGTCAATTTCCGACAATAAGTCGTTATGACTATGCCACTTCACTCGCCCCTCGCTCTCGGCGATGTAGAGTTTGCGCCCCTTATCATATTCGTAGAGCCACTCGCCATCGAATGCAGTGCCATCATGGAGTACATCAACGTCAGGCGGATTAGAATACTGCTCCATCCAGTCGATTCTGGCGTCGAGAACCCACTTGGGCAACTCGAAAGGCCATTCAGGCATTGGATATGGCGACCATTCCTGGTTCTGGGAGATGCCATGTTGCACAATCATCGTTTGAGCAGCCGAGAGTCCATAGGTCATGTTAAATCTTCCAGTCTCTTGCATACCGGCAGTTGCTCGGTAGAGGTTCAAAGAAAGGCTTGATCTGTTCCTGCGAATATCCAGCAAGTCCACAACCAACAGGTGTGATAGCAAACAGCTTATCCGGATTGTTTTCAGCAAACCGTTTAAAGGTCATGATATGCTGCTCAATTACATCTAAAGGTAACGACCGTAAATGTCGGTCCTTCGTAGGAATGGCATAACTATCCCCTTGAAGTCCTTGTCCTTGTCCATAAATGGCCCCACGTTTCTGTCTCGCATAGAGAGCGGCGCCTTTACCATGACGCCCTGCCAAATTGGACCCGAAGACGAAAACAATTCCCATGTCAATCGAGTCCTGTTTCGGGGCGCGCCATTCTGACGAGCGTTGCCATCACTTCGAATGACTTCGCAAGTTCCTCACGCCGCTTGGCAGTTTTCGGCAGCCAGAATGTAATACAGCTGCGATCATCGTCTTCCGGAGGATGATGCAACCGCTCACTCGAGTGTAACATGAACTGTACACCAGAATATATGAGCCCTGTGTTGGACACTTTCTCGATGGTGTGCAGTTCGTTAGCAATTTCCTGACTGTAGACGTTTACACGCATTTTGGGATCCTCGATTTGACCTCTTGGGCCTGTTTCTAATCCTGTACAAAAAATCCTACCTGATTTTAATAGGACATCCAACCCCCAAACCGAGCTTCAAACGATCGGTACTTGCGGGAACATTAAAGCTCTCGGCGAATTACGTCTACAGCCTTCTTGGCAAGCTTTTTGCTCATGGTCTCGACGGAATCATTGTATGAAACCACATCTCCTAAGACAACCACAAAGTCCTCGGCGATAAGCTGTTCCAAAGCATCGAACTGCACGCTTTTCGTCTTGTCAAGGTATTCGACGGTGGAACGTTCGACAAACCAGTTGTTCAAGATAAACCGAATGTATGCCCATCTCCCAAAAAAATAGACAACACCACAGAGCGCTACGACGGCCAAAGAAGATATGTATTCCTGCGGTGAATTCATTGCCGTAATAAGCACTACGCCAATATACAGCGGAATATCGAAAGCAGCCCATTGTGCCTTGGACTTAACCCATTCCATGATCTTCATTGGTTAATCTCCTGGGTGTTATCTTTGTGCGATCCAATCGTCACAGAGATGAACTTGTTTTTGATGTTCATTGTTTCCGCCAGCGTTTCATCATAAGTATCACGGTAGCAATAGTAGTTGGCAAGTATCGGGTTCACACCTTCTTGCGGAAGCAACCGATCCTCGGCCTGTTTGTTTTCGTTGGGATCCCATGAGTACCCGATAAAATGGGATTCGGTTGCCGGTTCAAGCGAAAACGCTTGGGCATACTTAATTGTACAGATAATGATGCCTTTGGTGTGTCTGAACGCCTTAATTCGCGCATTCAACTCTTCGGGCTCTAAACCACCTTGCAATAACTGCACCGATGACGGTTCAAAACCTGCTTCAATCAAGCGCTGGCGATAAAATGGAAGAGCCTTTGCAAATTCGGTGAATACGACAGTATGTCTGTCTTCAGGGGTAACATCGTCATCTGTCAGCCGTTCGACTAGGTGTTCAAATGCTTCACCGACGCCAAGAGATGGATCCAACATGGCGGGGCAGGCCATAATTTGTCGGAAACGTAGAGTCGCCTCGAGCGAGTTCGCTGCAACGATAAGCGTCTCCCCTGACCATGCAAATCCTGACTCAAGTAAGCTATCATACAAGCGAATCTGCTGCTTATTAAGGTCGACCTTGACAAGCGCTCGTTGAATGCGTGGTATGTTCGGAGCTTCAATATGCCGGAATCGCCTTCTAGAGTAGCGATCAAGTACTGTATACCATCCTGGAAGGTCACGCGGTCCAATAATTTCCTTACCAAATGTGCCATCAATGATCTCCATGAAGCGACTAGCAAACTGCCAATAGGATGTGAATACTCTAGGAGCTATTACATTCAGGTTTGCCCAGAAGTCTAAGGGACCACCTTTACTTGCCATAGTTCCACTTAATGCATGATATCGATGACACCATGGCATATTAACAAACTGCTTGATTGCTGCGACGGTTCCATTCTTCCGGTTCTTCATCCGAATATGCACTTCGTCGGCAATAACAGTGTCAAACTTTAGACCGCTTTTAAGTGTGGACGGCAACCACAGGAGAGGACTGTCATTCTGCATAACAGCGTAAGTACAAATATAAATGGTAATTGCGGCCGTTCTTGGCTTCAGCCAAAGCGCTTTGCGTTGTTCTTTGGCTTTTCCGCCATTCCCTCGTACCAACCGAATCTCAAATGTTCGATTGGTCTGGCCAGGAAAGATTTCTTCAATATGTTGGAGCCATACTCCCATGGCGTTCTTAGAACAGACGATCAACACGCATGTCGTCTTTTCATCTTTTGCCATGACAACACTCGAAACGACGGTTTTACCCATTCGCGGATCATATAGCATGAAAGACTTGGGGTTAGCCAAGAACCATGGTATATCATCGATTTGGTACCGTCGATTCGAGTCAAATGACATTAGTGACGTTCTTTCGTTGGGATCGCAGGTTCTTCACGCTTCGCATAGCGATCGTTGTGAATGATCGTCGCCACGCGCCCATCTTCTTCGACACGAAAGTTGTACAGCTCTTCCTGCAATATCCGCAGATCACGCCATAGCCGTTGAATCGCACATTTGCCATCGTATGTAACAGATGGCGCCATTTCCATTGAACGTAGTGCTGATTCAATCAGTTTGGATGACCCATAAAGAGCATTATGCTTGCACAGATATACCTTACGCTCATGGACTGCTTGCGCTTTTGGTCCCATAACAGGAAGTCCTCCCCTTAATCTTTGCCGCGGGAACGTCATCACGCATTTTCCTGCATGAGCTGCAAAAGCTTTTCTTTGCGCTGTTTCACTTCCTCACGTTCGGCAGTGATCCTGTCGATCATGAGCTGACGCGATGCCAGCTTCTTTTCACGACGAACTCCTGGAGCATTCTTCCGCAGCTTCGGCTGTGTCGGATAGTGTGCATGCGGAGCCCGAAACTGCAAACCGTTCGTAATGTTTTGATACGGCATATTCGGAACGATGATCTCGTTGTCGCGCGGCTGGGCACCCATGAGATAGAACGAATAGGTAAGCTGCTGGGCGATGTTGGCCTTGGTCTTGGTACGCATGTTAGATACCTTTCCTTTTGTTAATGAAGCCGATCAGAGCTTCAAGTTTACCGAAGTGAGTTTTGTTCTCGTACCGCCACCTTCTTGATGACGGCCAGAAGTCGAGTAGTCCTTTAGGAAGAACTGCCTGATAGTGGTATTCTGTACAGACGCGAAATTTGATATCGGTGCGTTCTTCTAGCAGCCGTAGACCGCCTTGCTCCCATTGAGAGAAGCGTTCCTGCTTGCGCCGTTTCTTGTCTTCGTTCCACGCGTGATAGAACTCCGATGAGCCCTCTTCAGCATCTGTTTCGAGGACATGCACAATATACTGAGGCTTCGGAGGATTCTTCGCCAAGTAGTTCTGGCGTGAACGTTCTCTGTCGGCTTTACTCATGCGAGTTCCCCTTCGTCCTGGAAAGGTGGAGGAGACCACTTCTGCTTGTCGAAATGATATGTCCACCGTTTACCGACTAGCTGCTGCTGACAAAAGAGTCTGACCATATCCCGATGGCGGCAAGATGTTCTACCACCTGCAGGGCAACTACAAATATACAAACCCATGCCAATCTCTGAAACATGGTGTGTTCCCTCAAGATTGAGGTCCTCATCGAACTTTTGGACTTCGAAGTAGGTTGGACCACTTCCTTGATTGACTGTGTAGACATTTGCCTTACCCATAATGTTCACCTTGTGTAAACGTAACCCACTGTAGGGCCATAGTACTAAACCTACTGCACTCACATAAAAGACGGAGTGGGCAAGAGATGCGACCAGCGCCAATACCCACTCCAACTAGCCTTCCCACCTGTTCGTGAGCTACGCGCACTCGGGGGCCTAATACCACAGAATCAGATTGCCGTAGAAGACCCTGCTCTACACCGGTTCAAGGTATTTTTACGACTCCATCCCTCAACGTAGTCTGCTGGCTAGTATTCAAGAAAAGGCGGGAGGATTCTACAACCGGGGACAAATTGGAATCCTCCCTATCTAGCCGCCCAAAGGGGAGGATGGCGACTAGATGTTCAAAGACGCATTACTGCGAAGCTGAATCGCTGCCGTCGGCGATATCACCGCTCTTGCCAGAGCTGATGCCCTTGAGCTGATCGAGAAGCGCGCCGATTGCGGGATTCTTCGCAGCCAGAGCTTCATAGTCGATCATCTTACGGGCACGTTCGACTTCGGCATCGAGCTGCTGCTTGAGGGAAGAAGCCTTCTTGAGGCGGTCCATCAGAGCATCATAGCTCTTCGTATCGATCGTATCGACAATGAACTTGGTAGCTTTGGAGCTACGGCCTGCGACAGCACTGATCACGCGAACGATCACGAGCCCGTTGCTGGGTGAATCGACCACGACGAGATCGCCTTCCTTGTGCGAATCCATCGTGCTCAAGTAGTCATAGCTCTGCATCGAGCCTGCGAATCGCACAGATACCGTGAAAATATTACCGATGAGGGATAGAACGTCCATGTTAAGGTCCTTTTTCTTTAGGGAGGGTATTTTCATGTTCATGCTCATGCCTGCGAAGCCGATAAGATATTGCTTAATCTTCTTAGCATCCCAGGTAGGATCTTCAGGAGCCGACGGATCATCACAGATGATGAGTTCCGAGCAACGATATTTAGCCTTGAGCCTTTGATTCATACCACCTGCATTTGCATATGACGGAATGTCCACATACCCATCAAGGTGAGATGTCTCTCCGTAATATCGGCTGAAGTACTGCGGGCCCTCAAGATATGTTTGAACACAGAACAACGTGTTCAGTCGGCGCCGATAGAACTCAGGATGCTCTTTGGCCTCGACTTCACCAAGATGTACCCAGCACTCTGGATCCAGAATCTTGGCAAGCGCAATCCAGGTCTCCCGATAGGGATTCTGTCTTTCAGACAACTCGTACCATTCACGATACGTCTTGCGGAAGCCGCCGGCGCGCTTGATTTCCAACGGTGACGGATTCGGCCAAGAATAATCAGCTTTCTCGCCGCTGAACATCATGCGATTGACTATGTGGTCTGTGTATTCGCTCATTGGGTTGTCCACCTTGAAAGCCATTTTGACGGTTGCACCATCTTTAGACACAGTACAAGAATCGATGGTACAGTTATATATTCCGGGAGGAAACATCTCCTCCGCAGGTTTAGCTGGTACGATATGCGCCAATCGCCGAACCATTCGCGGACTGATTACGCCGAAGCTCTCGATCTTCATCGCGCCATCCGTCTCGCCAAGAAATCCAGGAGTCAGATTTCGGGTTGTTGGGATTGTCATCAATCTTTCCTCCTTGGGCACGCCACTGACGCCCCGATTCGTAATCACCAAGTCCGGCCATCAGCTTTTCTCCTTGCCGAAGATGCGATCGAACTGCTCCGCAAACTTCTGGTCGCCATTGTACAACTGCATCATGATTTCGTCCTGCGCAAGTTGCGTCAATTCGCATTCGTGTACAATGCTACTAAAAGAATTCACCGCATAGCTAACGGTAGATTCCTTAATAAGACCATTGCGTAACAAACACGCATAGATCCCTTCGTTCTCAGAATAGTCTTTAACGAAGATGTGCCCATCGCGAGGCTTGATGCCGAAATCCCAAAGACAGACGGTTACTACCATTGCTGGCGCACGCGTCTCGGCGAGATCCAAAGTAAGAGCAAGGCTGTTGTCGGCTGCGTATTTACCGAAGCGCAGTACAACTTTATCTCCCTTGCCCCACTTGGTATTCAGTTCCATCAACATAGCAATCCCATTGCGGTTAATTCATCTTACAAATATAATATACAAACTTTCACAAAATTCCTCAAGAGGCAAAATGATGGTCGCCATAAACTTTTATTTACCTGTTAATCACGAAGGCTTTCGCTGATTAGCACGTTGCTGTTTTGCAGTGGCCCAACGAAGTTGTCGGGTAACTCCATCTGCTTGGTAAGGCTGGTAACCAAGGTCGTTATCAATTCGATCAATGCTATACTCTGGCCCTGGCCGCGGACCGATATATTCGAGGAAAGCTCGAAAGCCGTCTTCACCTCGATCTTTATGCCACTCAGCGCAAACTCCAATGCCACGACCACCGTAATGTTTGTAGGCTTCATGCCTCGGATCCTCACAGCGAACATGCATCATATTCCAGATGCGATAATGCTCGAAATAAATGGTCTTGATGGTTTTGTCTTTACATCCGCAATGTTGCTTGGGACCAACTTTTCTGGTCAGATAATATGCGGGTATTGTCATACGCTTACCGCATGAACATTCCACACGCCACCGCAACTTGAGATTGACGGACTTTGTCTTGGTATCGTCAGCAACTCGCTGGATCAATTCCAACTCACCAAACTTATCCCCTGCTACAAGTTTGTGCTTCCGCGGCTTAACTGCGATTACCATAAATTTAAGTCCTTATGAACAGGGGAAGGAAGAAAAGAAAAAGAGGCCGAAGTATCACTCCGATTAAGCCTTAAACCTAGGCACCTTAGTTTACCACTACCACGTGGATTCGAATTGGTGTCGCTGAGCCTACACGACGTCTATGTAACCTATGTTCCTGGACAAGCCTAAGCTTATGTCTTGAACAAGCGCCTGGCTCTTGGACGCCTCCTTGGTTACACAGGTAACTAAATCAGCACCATCGATACTGACATTCCGTCGACAAGACGTAACGGCCGTCATTGAGCTTGATGATCATCTTTCCTGGCTCTTCGACGTCTTCGCGAACGATGCGTCCGAGGATAGTTTCCGAGGTGTCGTAATTGAAACACACTCGTACAACGCATCCGACTCGATCGCTCTGCTTCGGAAACTTGTTGAAGCCAACATTGTCATGTACGCCCATACTAACCTCCCCTATTTAACGACTTCGTACTTTTCGTTCAGCTGACCGCCGCGACGAAGAGCACCGATGTAATTATCGATCCTGCAACGCTCGAGCACAAAGCTCAGAGAACCTGCAGTCTCATCGTTGACATATTCATCCCGACGAACTCCGAGCATGTAGAGCTTTTCCTTTGTCGTGAGCCCCTTCATCGAGACCCGAAACAACTGCCAATCTTCCGCGCCGTCTTCGAAATAGACAGCATGCCGAATTTCTTCATTCGACCACGTGCGAATCTGATCAGCATAGATCCACTTCGTGATCATATTCGAATTGCTCCCAGCCATATTGCCGAGATATTCCTTCTGACACTCGTAGATCTGCGACGCAGAGAACTTCTTGTCCCACTCTTTAAATTCCTTAGCCATGGTAGCAGCCTCTATGTTGTAGTTAGCCTTTAATTCAGCTTATAATAAAGTATACAACACTTTTTGAGATTCCTCAAGAGGCAAAACGATGGTCAGCTCGGGCGAAAAAGAATGTAGTAACTGCCATGGCGAACAGCATCTCGAGCATGCCGAAGTCCCTTCTCATAAAAGCCCCATGACTTCAATTTGTCATCGGTGCAAAAGTTCTTGGCGATCTGGGCAGTCTGCTGCGAATATGTCAGCTTCCGTTGAATGCACAAAGTAAGGATTGATCCAATGATCTGCACGGTCGGAATTTGGGACCAAGAATGGTCAGAACTCTTCCACTCATATACCGCATATGTTTCATGCACAACATGTGAAATACCTGGATACGCATTAAACATCGCAGACATATTCTCCACACACAATTCCAGTGGCCAAGTAGCTATTTGCCCTTGATCTATAAGAATAGCCTCTCCCCCTGTTTCACACTTCCAAACTGCCCAACCAGTAGTCTCTCCTGGATCGAGCGAAAGCAGCCATCCATCAAATGCCACAACTTTCTTGGCATTATGTACCGCTGCACGGAATTTATTAAACTGTTGTGACAAATTACCCATAGTGACTAGTCCTCTTGACTTGACAAAAAACCCCCCAGGTATTAACTGGAGGGCTTTTGTATGCACTGGTCGACGAGCAGGAAAATCAGATCGTGGAGGCGTCGGCGTCGGCCGGCGAAGCATCAGAAGCAGTGGACGGAATCGAATCAGCCGTCTTCGGCGGACCGCCATCGACCTTCTTGGTCGCAGCGAACACGATCTGGTAGGGAACCTTCTTGCCGGTGATCTCGCTCAGATGCCGAGCGATGGCGCCGCGGTCGAACTTCTTGCCTTCGGGGTTGTTGGAGGTGACTTCGCCCGTCCAGAGCTCGAGGATGTAATCCTTGCGCTTGACGACGTCGGTGGTTCCAGGCCGGGTGACGAACTTGAAACGCTCATCGGCCTTGTTTTCTTCGACGGCGGCAGGAGCGGCATCGGCGACGGGAGCACTGGATTCGGTCGGCAGCATTTCATCATTCGAAGGTTCGGTGTGCGCTTCCGCGCGTTCATTTCGTGCCATTTTGGCCTCCTGGTTTCAATGCCCAACAGCGGACATTTTCTAGTTCATTTTTAATACGCATTGGTAACTATAGCAGCAACTTCAATACGCATCAACATTTATTAATATACAGCAGCTTTGCAGTCATTTCAAGCTTTATTTGATGGTCTTTCTTTAGGCGCCCCTATGATTTTATAGAGTTGGCGGTTGTTTTGCATTCGATCCTCATAGATATTAGCCACACTCCCAACAAGGCTTTTATGGTTCTTAAGATACCTCCCCAACTTCCTGGAATTGATCAATATTTCGCATTTACTGAACTCATCCTGCATCTCAGCCCATTCAGAAATACTCGCGGCTGTAAAGGTCGACGTATTCTTTGATGATTGACACCAATTCCAATGGTACTTAGCAAACATCTGAATGCCTTCAAATGCCCAGTCTGTATCAGTCATTACACGTTCAGTAATGTTGTTAAGGTACGGAGCAATCCAGCTTGCATCAATACCAAACAACTTGGCCATGACAATGAAAGATTGTTCCACATTCATCAGGCGGTGTTTGCTCTGATATCGCATATTCCATGCACCTGCTTTGATCTCTTTGAAGAACAAATGCAGCACATAGAAATGATGCGCCAACCACGCCTCTCGTCCACCGAATCGAGCCAACTGCTTGGTAATCCAGTTTGCGTCGTATTGCAAGTCACCACTACCCGCTTGCAAGTCCAACGATTTATCCAGCTCAATAATCAAAGACCGTTGAATAATGTCAGTGTTCATAAATGGTTGCTGAATAGCCGTGATTCCAAACACAATATTGACAGGTAATTCCAACAGTTCGTTATTGGTATAGTACTTACGCATTTCCACAGTTGGATGCGGTTCAGTCACCATACGACACATTTCGTCAGATAGCCGTTGCCGAAGAGATTTGTCAACCATCTGTACGTTGTCTGTCACATGGAGACCGCCAGCATTCACAATAGATGAGTACCAATCTTTCATGTCAGATGGAGCATTACGCATCTTCGGCTTGCCAGTTTGCATTTCAAGGCGCAACACCTGCAATGTAGATTTGCCAGAGCCTGCTTCGCCAAGAGTCATCTCGATCGGCAGCTGAGTACCTCTCCACTTATAAAGCCACGGTGAAACATAGAACAGCAACGATGTCATGATACGCTGCTTATCCTTGTCTTTCAACCGTACCTCATTAAGCACATCGCCCCACCAATTGGTCAGTCCCTCAGGCCCTGTCTTAACTTGGGCATTCCATTCGGAGATGAGATTCGGCACCTCTATAGGCTCTACCATTTCGGCTTCGAACAGAATATTGTCATCGCCATTATTAAAGATGGTCAATCCTTCTGCATCGATACGAACATACTGCCCATCTGAAATCTGCATAATTACACAATCTGCATTAACATCAGGCCGCGCAAATACTTTATAGGGCGTCGCATACGAGATTGGTTGTTCACCAGTAAAGTGGGAACCAATCCACTGCATGACACGATGGTCAGCTGCACCGAGTCCAAACTTCTGGTAAAGATACTGCCCGAACGCTGTCTCGGTAAGCTCATTCGGTTGCCCTGTAAATTTGGTACGCATGAGCTTATGCGACTTCATGTCAAAGAAATATGACTGCTTCTCTGCCTTAGAAATGAGGCGTAGTCCCATAGCATCAAGTTCCGACAGAATAGCAATAGCTACCTGTTGCATCTCTTTACGGGACATCTTCATCTTCTGCAGTCGCTTGTTCAAGTAGTCCCGAATATTCGGGTGCCGCGGAAATGCAGACGGTTTCTCCAAACATGCAGCAACCAACAAACGAAAATCGTCAGGTCGTGATATTATGAAGTCATCGATAGCAGTCTTCTCCATCGTATTGACATCCAGTGGCAATATGATCTGGCGAATCTTTTCAAAGGCAATTCCTCTGAACCGCAGCTCAAATCCAAGCTGTGCGGCAGCTCTCTGCACTTGCGAGTTTGTGCCATGCAGATGGTCAGAGTCATAGACAATAATAACTGTCTTTCCCTCGCGGGTAATATAGTCTAGAAGATCCTGCAACCCGAGAGCCAACGGTGACATATGGTCTTCCGTCATCTCTTCGCCAGGAGGCATCTTCGCTTTGACTTTCTTGGCTTCCCCTTCCTTACCCTCTTTCAGGGACATTTCACCTTCTACCGAAAGAGTAACAATGCGATTGCGCCAACTATCAACACCACCAAATGCGATACAAGGATATCCTCGACGAGTTGCCAAGCACGCTTTCTTTTCACCCTCGGTAATGTAGATGACATTCGACTTCTGTGCAGCCGCGAAAAATCCTTTGGGGAAGTAGACATGGTTGGGAGCCTCTTTAGGTTGCTTGTACTTCGGGTCAGAATCAAACAATTTTACCCGATAGAACGGTACAGGCTTCCCAAGCATCGAGAAATATGGGATAACATACCCGTCGATAGAAAATGGCGTATTAGTCGCTGCTTTCTCCGGATTCGAAATCTGCCGTACATTCATGTCTTCCGGCGTAAGATCTGACAGAGCCAAATCAGCCGCTAACCGTTCTTTAAATTGCATTGCCCGCTCCTTGCTTACGCAGTAGCTGTTGTGGTGGGGGTGGTTGCGGCTTCGACGTGAGTCATCTTGGCGTTCGGATAATGTTCAGGGTTCAGCTGCAGAATCGTATACGACTGCGAACGCCCAGATGGTGTCGACCAAGTCTCGTACGACTGCAGGATACGCCCTTCACGTACCATAGCATTGAAGATCGGTTTCCAGATCGACGGTTGCAGAGAAGTCCCCATCCCAACCTGGAGCATCGAATTCGAGATCCGCGGATAGATCATCATCACGTGGCGGATCTTCTCACGAATCGTATTCTCGGTATTCATCAATTCGCCACTCTGTGGCTCGTCATGATCAGTCATTAACATCTCCTGTAAGTAAGTGAAGTGGAAGTGGAAGTAGTACCCCAATATAACATACTATATTTTAAAGTCAATAGCAACTGTTATATTGAGGCATTAAATTCTCGGTTATTCTTCGTTACCGTCGCCGTCAGCCTTCTTCGGCAATTCGATGTCAGCACGAGCTGCAATCGCTTCTTTGTAGATGCCTTCTAGCTTCTTGAGGTCTTTCATTTCCTCTCGAACTTTACCCAGCATATCGACGAGTCCTCCAGGCGTCGCATTTGCCAGATTCGGCATCACGAAGTTTGCCTTCTTACCGTTGACACGGGGCGTCTTCATTGTAACGGTAACACTCTCCGTCGACAACGCCTTGAGCATCTTGGCATCGTGGGCGAACATCTCCTTGACCAGCGTCGAGCTAATTCGCACAACCGGCGAACTCGTTACTGTCAGTACAAAGTCTTCCCCTTTAATAGGGTCCAAAGTTTTAGCCATTGTCATTCATCTCCTGTTGTTGTTGCGGTTATTGCTGTTGTAAATGGATCAATTCCATGTACTCGAAAATACGGAGGGGTAACCCGCCGATAGAATCGAAAGTGCCTCTTGAAAGCAGGCTCTCCGACACCGAAACGAAATACGCTCGGCACAAAATAATCTTCGGCTTTATTCACGTACACAAGCTGAAGCAGTGCAGGTACTTCATAATATACTGCCCAGTAATACCCTGAGTAAACATCTGTCTGTTTAAGGAATTCGGTACTATCGATGATCGAAGCAGCAACTTCTTCGTTCCTGAGCGCATCGACATCTTCAACCGTCAACGGTGTTTGCTTGGTCATACCTTCCCACTCCACATAAGTTTGACCGGAAAGACTTCCATGTCTTCCTTTTTCCGTTCAGGTTTCGAGACTATATTTACCGTTTCATAGTCGTCGCGATTTCCTTCCCAGTCATACGTAGTCTCACTGCTGAAATGGAATTCCCCTTTCAGCCAGGTGTTCAATGCAATCTTAGCTGACCGTTCCGAATAGAAGATACGCATCTTGAACGCATCATCTGTAGGGTCTATCGGTTCAGCGAAGCTTCCGCCTCTTCCGTTGCGCCCAGAGGGTTCAGGAATTACAAAGCCATCCGACTTTCGCCGAATAGCATAATACTTGGCGATATACAACGATCCGCCGTGCGGCATCTCACACTTTTTATGTTCAGGCATAGAACCTCTCCTTAAAATGGAACGTCGTCGGTGACATCGGGATACTTCGACACCATTACGACTTCGACATCGACCTGCGGTTCAGGCGCTACATACTTCTCGACATACTTATCGTCGATTCCTGCTGCCATCATTGCATTAACACACTGCTGCATAACA